TTAAAACGAATACCTAATTCCAGTTTTGGCATGGTCATATTTAAAGTTATATCCAGCAGTAACGCCTATATACTTACCATCCTTACTGATTCTCCGACTAATATCAACAGTTACTTCATCCAACTTAAACTTACCCTGGGCCACTTCGCCCCAATCAGGATACACATTCACGCCTCGAATAACCTTTTTATAAGCATGTACATTATATTGATTCAGTGTTACTGACGTATCAGCTGGCAGCTTTTCTATTTCCTTTAAATCAACCTGCTTGTCAGGATTCGCCGGATCGGTCACAATAGCAAAGTCGGCACCAGATTTTTTACGTTCTACTTCAATTATTTTAGGTACTTCCACCGGGACGGTTTTTACAATTGTGTCCGGAGGCTTGTTTTTAAGTTCGGCAATCTGTTTGGCGGCTTCATCAAGCTGTTCCTGTAACATTTTTACATGGGCATTTTCTGCTGCCTTCTCTACCCCTGCCGATGTTTCGGCTTGCTCCTGGGATAAAGTCGTTACCGGCTCTGGTTGGTTAAAATACTGGTAAACAAGGTATCCTCCCACCGCGAATAAAACAACGCCAAGCAGTATAGCCGCCTGGCGCTTGGTTAAACTAAACATAACTCCAATCCTCTCCTTTACCTTATTAGCGCCGATCGTTTACGGCGCTATTTTTATTGGCTGTGGAAATCCGTTATCCCCCTGGCAATAGCCCTTGCCATCCTATCCCGCCATGTCGAATTAGCCAGCAGAGCCGCTTCCTCCGCATTTGAGATAAAAGCCATTTCGACCAGGCAAGCAGGAGCATTGGTTTGAGTGAGCACGTAAAATTTACTCTCTTTGTCTGGATCTCCGTCTGAGTAATCAGTCCGGCCAACACGATCGGGAAACTCCCTGGTAATCTGATTGTAAATACACGTTGCTAGTCTATCCCCTTGAGTCTGGCCCGGCGATGTCCAAACCTCGAATCCTTTGGCTGCAGGCGTTGCAGCATTGCAATGCAGGCTAATAAATACGTCTGCTCCCCAATTATTTGATACATCGCATCGGTACTGCAGGCTATCAGTCTCCGGCTGCTCCAGCTCAGTCCTTGTCAACGTCACCTGGTGTCCGGCAGCGTCCAGATAGTGAGCTACTAATTTACTTACCGCCAAGTTTACGTCAGCTTCTTGCAGGCCTGTTACCTGGTTTTTAGCTCCTGGGTCAATGTTCTGACCTGCGTGGCCAGGGTCGATACAGTCTTTAAACATTATCTTTTCCTCCATCGTCCGTATTTCCAAGCAATTCATTCTTTTTCTTACTGGCCATAATCGCCAGCGGCCCCATACAATTAATACCGGCATCGCGGCCATTTTCGCAAATGCTCTGCCATTCTACCCACGATAGATAAACATACGCTAAACCGGCAGGTACAAAAGCAATATCGCCAAGTATAGGCATGGCCCACTTAGCGATAACGCTAACAATATTGGCACCTGTGACCGTAATAAAATAAAATAGTATTTTTGGTACAAACTTTTCACGCGCAATTTGGGACGATATAACCCCTTTATTAACTGCCATACGATACCCATCAACGATACCGCCTTGACTACCGCTATTTTTCAGAGTTTGAACCGATAATGATAGAATCTTACTGACTCCGTCCATCAGCACCAGGCTCCAAAACAGCACAAATGGCCAAATCCAAGAAGCGCCGCTTAAATAATTACCTAATGTCAAAGCTACACTAAGCACCAATTTAACCAGCCAGCTTTGCATAACAGCATCTAATGGCCTTGAAAAGTCAATTGCTAAATTACTAAAATCCAACTCCCCACCCCCAATAAAAATAGAGCCTCTTGGCTCATTCTCACCTCAAATTTGTGCTACCCATAAAAATAACCATCTAGGCGCCTTTAGTTGTTTTCCATAAATGATGCTGCGCTTTCTCCCATCCTAGCAAATAATGCTTGTGTAGGATGTAGATCATACGGCACACTGGAAATATCCCCTAAATAAACTGATTTATTTAGAGGGTTAATACCTACAGTGTGATACCAATCGAGCACAGGGCAACCATATAGTTCTCCAACAATTTTAATAGCATTGACAAAGTCAACACTAATTTTGTTTTGGTTCCCGTATGTAGCTGTCGTGTCATCAAAGAAGCCGGGGACCGGAGTAATCAAATATATTTTCATACTAGGCTTAACCGTCAGCACCTTTTCGACTGCCGCCTGTAATGCGCCGTAAAATGTGTTAGTGTTAAATATTGCGCCTACCGCTGCAAGAGTCCCTAATGCAACAGCCTGCAAATGGTCATTTGCCCCAGAAGTTATCGTTACGGCATCAAACGTAGCCAAATCGGTGGCACAATTGATAATCCCATAGATTTCAGGCATAGTTTTACCGCCAGACCCCCTATTGACTACAACACAGCCTAACTTTTCGCGCATGTACGATTGGTATCCTTTGGCTATCTGCCCAGCCTCAATATGGTTCTCGTTAAACGGCTCACCATCATAATGTGTGATGGAATCGCCATATGTTACGAAAACTTTCCCTGCCCATTTACTCTCAGTAACAATTGTTTTTAAAACAGCGTAAGTAACCAGACTGCCATCCAATGGAGCCACCGCAACATAACTGCCTGTTTTAGCCGAATATGGCACAAAATGCGATATCGGCTGTATGATATGGCCACCGATTGTCAATGTTGGGCTAGCTAGTGCAATATCAAAAAAGTCCACAACATCGTCAACTAATACATCAGTAAGAATTTGTAAATAGCGGTAATTATTGGGGTTTGACCACGTAACAGTAGCCACACCTGTCATCTGCTTTTCTACGCCAGCTTCGTACGCAGAGAATGTAGCATTAGGCGTCAACTGAGTAAATCCGCTAAGCGCACCATTTGCAGTGCTATTGGTGAGGAAAAATTCTCCGACAAGTGAGTTTATTTTTTCGCTCTCACTGTACATATCAAAAGTATGCTTAATCTCAACCATCCCAGACAACGACCCTGACACAGCTTGCAGGTCATAGAGATTGGAAATGTATAATTTAGTCCCGCTGTCGTGATTAGTATGTAAGCGGTCCCAGAGTTTAGTCTTGTTGCTTAAGTTAGCGTTGAACCGATCAACAAACTCTGTCTCGAAGTCTTTTCGTGGCAGCAGTGCCCTACCCACATAACTGCTGTCAGTTAACAGCGTGCTTGAAGATACGGTCGCGTCATAGCTGTAAAGACCGTAGGATATCATCGGTACAGCAGTTGTCCCAACCGTCATTGTCACGTTGCGGAGAAATAGCTCGCTTAGGACATTAGCCGTCATGGTAAACTGCACCAACACATGGATATACCGATAACTTGTATTGTAATAGGTAACATCTTTGGCGTATGAATTAAACTGGTCGTAAGTTAAGGGTTGAGATGGCGAAGAAAAGTTAACTCCCCCGCTTATTACAGTTGGAGAGTTACTTAGATATGTTTTTATACTACAGGCTGTTAGGTTTGTATCCGAAATGTATGTTTCAAAAGCACCACGCATTAGCTGGCTGGCTAACAGTCCTAATCCGTCAGCGTCAAACGTAAACTTAACATACGCATTGAGGCCGGATGCTGCTTTGTAGCTAGCTTTAAAACCCACTATTGATTTATATACTTCGTCGCTAAGCTTACTAATATTAATCGCTTTTGGTACAACTTTTTTTTCGGTTATGGAGCCATCTGGCACAGGCATATCATAAGGACCTACCCAACCACCCGTTCCAGATGCGCCTTCTTTGCGATAAAATCCATTGTTTGCCGTTGTAGTGTCCGATGTTACCCAAGCCCATATGCCGACAACATGCGCTAGATCAGCTTCCATAGCCGCTTTGGTAGCAAATGCTATTGACGCGCCAGGATTTCCTTGGTCACCTTTGCTAACAAGCAAATTCCAATACGTTTCGTCAGTTGGCAAATGTCCTGTTGAGTTTGTTTTGCAATAATAAGACGAACCTTGATATTGCACTACATCTCTTACAATATACGCAGTTTCGGCAATGTATGTACCTCTATTAACCATTCCCGACGCCCCTGGAGGCCCTTGTATTCCAACTTTTGTAATCATTATTTAATCACCCCTGGTATCACAATATAGTTGCCTTTTGCTACCGGCGTACCTCGTTCCAGTGCATCTAAAACCTTTACCTCATAAGCAAAATAACTATAATTTTGAAAATCTCCATCAATTGGTAAATTATGAGGCCGTGGAAACTGTAATTTTCCGTTTGCAACATCTGTTATTGTAACAACAGGAGAAGCCAATATATCTGGGCTTTGTACGGTTTTGCGGATTTGACAAACACCAGTAAAACCGGTTAAATCCATAGGTTCGCCATTATCCTGGATTACATCAATTTCAATTGTCGCCGTATCGCCTTCGTTGACTTCGATATCAGCCATAATAGATTCAGCCATAAATTACCCTCCTAGCGTTATTTTTCTGTACCAACCTGCCCCGCCGCTCGTACCGGCAGTAATTCCGCCACTAACACTAACTACCCCCTCATCACTGATATATTTTTTTGCTGCAATAACACATACGCCACCGCCGCCACCGCCGTTGCTGCTTAGTCCATTTAAATTTATTTGACCGTTAAACAATACAGATTCTGAGTTAATCTGGCAATAACCACCGCCGTAGCCGCCGGAGCCGCCGTCTACAACTCCACATCCTCCGAGTGCTATTTCGCCGCTACTAATTATAGCGTTTTGTATGGGCAATGTAGGAGTGTTACCGCTTGTTGCAGCCACAAATACACTTTTAAATTTTGATGCGCTTGTGCCGCCTGCGCCGCCGCCAGTACCGTCAAAGTTAGTCGCTACTCCATTACCATTAATCGTTCCGTTAACAATACAAACATTTTGGCATTTAATTATTAAAAACCCAGGATCACCAATTGTAATTGTATGGTTTGTATTTAAAACAAAGTTGCGGTAATGGTGCTCACCCGACAAAGTAACATTTCCAGCGCTAACAAAATCACCTTCGGATCCATCGCCTAAGTCTCTAAGGTGCCAAGGATATTCGGCAGGCAGTAGCGAGTCAACCAGCGTACCTATTTTTTGATAGCTAACCGCAACTAACTTACCAGCATCCACCGAGTTAAACTGTATAGTTCCGGTGTTCCAACTATCGTCGCCGTCTGCCGACGTTGAATAATCAGGCCAGAACTGCCCCGCTGTTGGCGTTGTGGCTACCTCAGACATACTGCTGTTGATATATACTGGCGTTGCAATGCTGTGACTGGTGGCCGTAGTAGAGTCATAACCGCGCGTTACGGTTAAATTATTTAATATGTAAATCTCGGCAGCGTTAAGATGCGTTGTTGCTATTGTGCCGTTATGACCACGTTTTACGGTCAGCGTACTACCACTAACAGCAGTAACAAATAATTGTTCGTTATCAATTTTTATTACGTTACCGACCAAAAACTCCGATCCGGTTGTTACCGTGCAAGTCGTTGCCGTAGTCGATGTAATTGCGGCCGACAATGTTGTTGCGACGCTGCTGCTGGACTTGGCTGTTACCTGCAGCTTTTCGCTGTCTACTGTCAACACTTCGTCTGCACTGTGGCTGTCCGGATTTGTCACGGTAACATAGTTTTGCGTGTCTGTGATGGCGGCAACTAAAAAATCCATCACACGCATTGTCAGCGTCGATGGATTTGCCTTGTATGGCACCTCTCGCAACCGTATTGTAAACGGGCTGCTATTAGGTATTATATGTACTTCATTTGTAACGCTAACGGCCTGTAGGCTGTTTTGAAACGGGTCATAACGATAATCACTCATGTTACATCCCCCAGGTATTCATTGTTTTTAATGTCGCGGTTTAATTTAAGCAACCATCCATCAATTCGATTTTTGGAGTGGTCGCCTAGCTCGATCTCAGGAATAATTCCCTTTGAAGATATTTTGTACTTAACTTTAGTAATGGGGAAATCATACCGGTTTTGGCCGTCCTCGCTGATTATCCTGGCCTTGCCATCAGTTGTTATTTTCCTTGCTTTTAAAACGCCGGCAGAATCGTAATACAGCACCGATAATCCTTTAATATCAGCCTTTTTAGTAGCTGCCTTAGACTTATTTAACTGACTCTGCCCCCAGCGATCTGTATCGGCCTGGTTAACCGCTGATGGTATGGTAAGCACCGTTTGTCTGACTCCATAATTTTTCTGACTTTCTGCGTCTTGATATGGCCCGGAAAACTCGGCATCTGTGCTGCCGGACTTAACAAAAATATAGTTATACACATCGTCTAACGTTTCGGAGGGCTCAAACTCGCTGATATGTTTACCCACCCAGAAACGGGCCTGCTCATTAATTTCGTCCGAGATAGGCTTAAAGTAAAATTCCCGGTACTCATCCACGCCATAAACATAATCACCAGCAAACTCTGCGAGCTGCTCCAAGGCATCCTTGCAGTTAACATAGGTAAATTTTAGCTTGCTGGCAATATATTCAGTTGAGATTATTTTTGACGACCGATAAACTACGTCTTTTTGCGGCTCGATAATACGAGATACAATATCCTTCACGATGTCGGCAATATCCATATTCTCGTATGTTTTATTGACCAGGCAATATTCAACCTGGTTATAATACCCATGGCCTGAGTACTTAAACGTTTTTTGAGTGCTGCCTAGTAATGGTTTTTCAATAATCTCGCCTGAGTACCAGGGGGCAACGTCGTTAAATAAATGGATGTCAATCCTGGTCCCGTAACTTATAATAGGCTGATAACTGCCAAATTCAATCTCAAGCGCCCCGCATCCAGTATCCGCGATTTCAAATTCCAGGCTAATAATAGGATTGTTTTGTATTTCGCTGCCGTACTCAGCTATTCTACTGCCGTCAGAGTTGTATATTTTTACCGCGTAGGAGTCTTTTACCAGCGGCGGACTAAACTTTGTCGTGCCTCCACTGGCAGCCCCTACACGTCCAGTAAATATATACCGCCCAAACAGTTTTTTGCCGAATATAAAATTCATTACAACCACCGCCGCGTAAATTCAAAGTCAATTACACAATCTTCGCCTGCATAGGTTATTTCGTTTTCCCCAGGGAGCAATTTCAGAAACGTCCCGTTAAATGCGTTCAGCGAGTTTGCTGTCCCCCTGTAGACTGTGCCATTCTGACAGTCAATTTTAACAGTAGAACCGGCAGTTAGTTGCAAGTCAGCATACTGAAACTGCCGGTTTTCGTCTGTGATATTCGTAATTAAAATACTTGGGCAAGTATTAGTGGCTGTAATCGTAATTACAGGCGATACATCAATATTGCCGGGGTTATCAATAATCAATGTTTTTGGTGTCTCGGTGATCGTTCGGCGCTCAATAATACTGCCCGTGTCGTACCAAAACGGGTCAATTGCCTTAAGCGTGACGGTTAATTTTGACCTGACAAACTGAAAACCTTTAAACCATTCATGAGTGTCTTTTGACATACATTCAATATTCATGTATCTGTCGTCACGCACGAACAGTTTATACTTTTTTTGGTTAAACGCAGCCAGTAAACTATTGTACTGCTGATCGTGATCAAGCCGATTTACCCCAAATATATAGACTTCAACTTCGATAGTTTTGCTGTCAACCTTACCGTCCCCGGTTTCAATTCGACCATGGGAATAAGCCCTGGTTTCGTCATCAGTACGGATCGTGTGACCACCAAGACCGTCAACGCTGGCCAGTTCGGGGAGTAAGAATGTTTTATTGTTTTTTACGATTTTCATATGTTACCCCCTCATGGCTGACGTTACGATTTTACCAAGGCCGGTCATTACGTCGTTTAGGTCAACTTCGGTATGTATCCCACCATAATTGTTTTGCGTGACGGTTGCCGGTTGTTGATTTGATAGGCCGATTTTTTTAAGTATGCGGTCACTAAGCCCGCCGGCAGATTGATACCTACTTGATAGGCTGGATAACGACGGGCCGGTTACTAGGCCGCCAGCGGCGAAACCCGGAATTTGACCAGTTTGATTCATGTAGTTTAGGTTGTCGACTCCGATTGACTTTGTGGCAGCCGCGTTAACCATATACTCGCCGTCTGATCCCCACATTAATATGCTGTCTGATGTGCCTGTGCCTGGGCCGGATATTGGGCCGCCAGTGGCAAAACCTGTTATTCCAGCCAACCCCATAGATAGACCTACAGTGGCACCAATACCCGCCATTGCGGGCGCAGAGTTTGCACCAAATGAAGCCAGCGAAACCATTGCCGCTGCTGGAGCCCATGCTAAAGCTACTGCTTTACCTGCTAGAGCACTGGCTAATACTTGCTCTCCCATGGCTGCTTCACCAAACAGTGCCATCATAATTCTACCGGCAATCCATTTTGCAACAAAGTCAGCCACAACCTTAAGCATTGACTTACCAAGAGACTTAAACGCATCACTGGCACTTTGGGCGCCTGTAATAATGTCAGAAAAGGCAGTTCCTAATCCGGTCAGAGCAGTACTGTACATGTCAGCCGTCAATTGCGAAGTCGTTGCATTTGCCTGCAGATACGCTTGCTGGTAGGTGTCCATCATAGTCTGTTGGGCTTCGTAATTATTTAGTCGCATTGCAGTATCTTCAGTCAAGAATGCTTGCAATTGAGCTAAGTCACCAGAATAACGAATCTCCTGCAGTGTATCATGTAAAGAGTTAGCCGATAGTTCGTATTGCTCGTATTTAGCCCACATTTGCTGGTTAACTTGGTCAATTAATGTGTTTTTTTCAACCTGCGCCATGGTAGTATCATTGATTGCCTTAATTCTGGCCTGGCGCTCATTCTCAATATCTTGCAGGACGCTTGAACCACGACTATAATTAGCTACGCCTTGACGAACATTGTTGATTTCCTCCATGGCAGCCGCTATTCCGGACGCTTCATTGCGGGCTATTTCAATGCGTTTTTGAGCGTACATTTCGTTAACACGGGTAACATCGCGAGAATAGTTTTCGTTGGCTACCTTGGATTCTTCGAGTGTGGCAAGTTGTTCGTCGCGCCAGATATCGGTTTGTTCTAGTTCGGATTTGGTGAGTTGCACCCACTCGCGTTCAATGGATTCAGTAGTTGATTTGGCTTTTTCTTTGAGTTCATCCATTGCGTCACTAGCACTGCCCCCACCAGCACCGCCACCCGATGGTATTTCAGGCATTGTCGGCGAAGTAACAGTTGTATTCCACGCAGGCAATTTATTGCTATCTTCCGACCGCCGAAAGTCAGCAAGGCTATTAACCGCGTACTCCATCTTTTTTAATTCAGCCATTCCCTTTGCTGCGTAAATAGCAGAGTTGCCAACATTAATTAATTCATATGATAGTTCACCAGCATTGCTATTTACGGCAACCATACTGCCTGCCCCGGTAAACATAGCATCGGCTAATGCGTGGGTTTCCGCTGTTGATTTTGATGACTGATAGGCTACTGTTACCAATGTTATACCTAACGCTGCACCGATAGCCATTAACGGCCCCATTGAAATACCAAGTGCTGTACTGGCAATAGCTGCACTGTACATTGCAGGGATCATTCTAGCTATCAGTGCGCCAGTTACACCAGAAATAGCAATCTCCACACTAGCAGGAACCATGTCAACCATTGCCCCGCCAATGCCCATAGACTTAGCTTTTGTGCTAAATTCTTCAAGTGTTGCTAGTGCGTTAGTTGTTACGCCTTTTAAGTCAAATGCCGTAACAATATCTTCACCAACTTTTCGCATTGTGGCGCTGGCTTTGTCTTGGATATTTGACATTATGCCGGTTATGGTTTGGCTTTGTTTTTGCATCATGCCGCCGTATTTAGTGCTCATTTGAGCAATCATTCCAGCAATAGCGGTGTTGCCATTTATGGCTTTCTTTTCAGCCATATCCATTGCGGTCGCCACATCTGTTCCAATTGCCTTGGCTAACATTTCCCATGCCGGGATACCGGCTTCTGCCAATTGATTCATCTCTTCTGCACTTACTCGTTGCTTAGCCTTCATTTGTGCAAACGCTAATGTTACTCTGTCCAGCACTTCAGTACTTCCGCCAACAGCGGCAACAGCATCACCAAAAGCGGTTAATGACGGCAATATTTCCTGAACAGTAAAACCCATTGCCAGCATGCGCTTAGAGCCAGTTACAAGACCATCAAAAGTAAATGGTGTTTTCTCTGCGTACACTTGCAGTTTCTGTAAAAAATCATTAGCTGCTTGCGCAGAACCTAGCATGGTTTCGAAAGCAATGCGGTTCTGTTCCATATCAGCAGCCATTTTAACAGCCTTTACACCAACAGCCCCCATGGCTATAGATATAGCACCCATAGCAGCACCAGTAGCGTCTACCGTCGCTTGGCTTGCCGCCATACCTTCTGAGCCAAATGCTCGTCTTAGTTGGCGCTGACTTGCTGCAATCTCCTTGCGGAATTGACTTGAATTAGCGCCTATTTTTACCATTAATTCAGCGATTGTTGCTATTTTATTCACCTCCTAACCCGCAAATAAAAAAAACAGCCAATAAATTGACCGTTTTCAACACAATATTTATTGATAAATTCAGACAAACTATATAGAATGGTAGAAAAAGGATGGTGCTACATGCGAAAAATAATATTATTGCTACTTGTTTTATTGGTAGCTTTTTATGCTAGTGCAACCGCCAGCGACAAACCAACCATAGGTATTTTTATGGAGGCGCCTATTACTTTCGTCAATAACGAAACGGTTAGAAAAACAGTTCCAGAAAAAACAATGAGTTTCTTCCCTAAAAATACTTTTAATGTATTGCCATTTGACACTACAAGTATGGAGCTAAGAACATATAAAGAAGATAATCGAATGATTGTAAATCAATATTTTTCAAAACCTGTAAACAGAGAAGACATACAAAAAATCGCCAAAGGATTAAATTGCGACTACGCTTTGTTTATAATTATCAGCAATGATGCTCCACGGGTTAGCGCTGGTCTGTTTTCAATGTCATTCAGAACCACTGTTACATGCGATGTTCGATTATTAGATGTAGCAACAGGTAAATATCTTACCAGCAAACAAATCGTTAAAGATGGATCAAGTACGGCAATTTATATGGGGGCACCGTCGTTTGATAATGCATATAGAGAGGCTTTAGGTAAGGCGTTGGATGAATTAACGATTGATACGTCGGTAATGATTAAACAATGCGAATAGCCGCTCAGCTAGAGTGGTTTTTACTTTAACTGTTCTTTGAACGTTTCTCGTAAATGCGCTTCTTCTTGTTTTTTGTCTCGTTTAACGGTTTTTTTCTGCCTTAAAGGCTTTAACAAGTCACCGAACTTTACAGGCTTTTTGGTATGTACCGACATCTGGCAAGCTGTAAAATATGCAAGCAGGTTTTCATCGCGCTCTTGTCGCCAAACATAGCCATCCCATAACTGCAAAAACTCAGTTACCTGCAACCGTTCGAATTGCTCGGGCAGTAAATTTAAAGGACCATACGCGATTGGCTCGGCCCATTTAAGCCAGTCATGAAAAGAGGAGACAACGTTTTTTTCGTTGTCTCCTACTCGTTTTTTACTTCTACGTCCTCAGTAGGCTTAAAAAGTTCGGGATAATACTTTTCCATCGCCCGGTCAACACCTTCTTTACCAAGGGCACCACTAATGCCTATAGCATGGATAAGAGGTATTGCAATATCGTCAATTGTTCTGCCGTAATCTTCGGTCATATATTTACGCACCTTGTCTCGATATAAATGAGGATTTAGCTTTTTCAGGCAGAGCGGCAACGCAGCAAAAACAAAGTCATAGCCAGCGTACTGGGTGGCCCAGATTTGCTGAATTGGCATTCTCAGCATCTTTTCAAGTGTCGCCGTATCGCCAATGTCAAAGCATAATTCTTCAGGTGTGCCGAATAGGTCAAACGGTATTTTTTCTTTCATAACTTCCCCCACAAAAATTATTGAGTGAGTTTAAGCCCCCACTCACGGCCTTAAATTAAGCTGTAATCGTCACAGTAACAGTCAATGTGGCCCCGTCGCCGGTAGTAACAGTAAACGTGTATGCACCAGCCGTTAAGCCGTCCAAGTACCCGCTTAAAAGGGTCAGAGTACCAGTCGAATATGTGTAGTCAGTTGTTACTGTGATAGCAGTAGAACCGTTTTTAACACTGGAAACAGTCGTTGTTGCTGGCAAGATAGTAAATACTTTATCTGCAGCCGCTGCCAGGCTCATAGTTGCAGTAATGGGCGTGAGATCAGGCAGTAAGTTGGATAGAGCTCCAACACCTTCAAGGGTACCACTAAGCGATGCTTCGCCGTCATGCGGGGCTTCTTCTGGGAAGTCAGTAACTTGAGTCCAGCCAGTTCGATAAAGACCATTAGGATACACAAGTTTTATATTTATATCTTTTCCTTGCATATAACCTGCTTCAATTATCGCCACACCTTCTTCGTATCCGGTTTCCTCAAGCAATATAATAGCATCCAAATCAATGCCCCAGCCTTTTAAGCCTTGCTTGGTTGTTTTCCATCCGCCGGATGTTTTATGGGATAAATCAACACTGTCAGCAGAACGGTTTAAGTTCGAACTACGCTGTCCACCAACTATTTTCCATACAGGTATTGATGCTGTACCGCCATTTACATATAGCAAATAGTCTTTACCTACCGTTGCCGAAGATGTATCAGGGTTATCCGGCAGCGTTACAGCACATAACTGCAAATCAAAATTTTTCAGTTTAAATTCTGGCATTTTAATCCTCCTAATAATTTATTTAGGCATAAAAAATAGGCCTTATGGTGGGCCGGTGTTTTGGATTGTTACTTCTAACGTAAGTATGCCGTAATAATAATCTCCGTGCCTGTTACCTTCTCCGCTTTTAACATCTTGATCTATAACCTTAAACCCATCATCAGAAAGGTCTATCGGCCAAGCAGTTAATACTTGTGTCGCATCGGCAATCATCTTATTAACTTCATCTTTGCCGTCATAACCAGACCAAGCTTCTATTTCTAATCTTATTATTACAATATCCGTAGTTTTGTCTGGTACAACTTCATATTTGTAATCACTAATAAGATCATAAGGCAACACAGCATCATCCGGCACGCCATCATAAACATGATATTCTTGGTTTTCGCTCAAAATAGTGAATACAGCGGCTTGCAATTCTCTTATTGGGTTTCTGCGCCTTATCATTGTTTTTTCACCGCCTGAGTAACTCTTCGGATAAGAGTAGGTACTTCCGCTTCATAAGAAGGTTGCATATAAGGTTGTTTTTTTCGCGCTGGGATCTTAGCACTAGCCGCAAAGTGTTTTTGTCCCGGCATTAACGGGCCATAACTCATGCCACCAATCGTCAATGCTTTTTTGCCAGGTCCTGGTTTTACCGTTGCTGTTCCCGCGCCAAACTCAGGCAAATGCGCATATGATGACTTTGCAGCAATCGTTCCTTCTACTTTTTTCACATTAAAGCTAGTCCTGATTTTTTTCTTTAAGTTACCACTACGTACAGGAACTCTACTGCGCGCGCCTTTGCCAATAGCTTTTGTTGATTCTGACACTGCTTGTTCAATCTCAACTGCAGTTTTGACGTCATATTTTCCTATGTTGCTTAACGCTTCCTTTAGTTCTGGAACCTTAAAATTAACGTAAAAACTTCTGGCCATTACCTGACAACTTCCTTACATACAAGCATAGTCTCGTTTTTCTCCCAGTCATAAACATGCTCGACCGAAAATATCTTTGAGCCATACAACACCCGCCAACCTTTTCTTATGTCGCTTCGCCGCCAAATAATAATATTACGAGTTAATTCACTGAGCATCGTACCCGTGGAATCTGCAGTTACAACTTTTGGTTTCCAAAACTCTGCCCAAACAGTATAACTGTTATATCCCGTAACTGCCCTGCCACCTTTGTCATCTTCAACTTTAATTGGCTCCTGTAGGATTATTTTCTTATTCTTAGCCGCTACACTCATGCCTGCAACTCCTGCTGGTACTTGGCACCCAATTGAGCAATCAATCCGGTAATACCAAGCCCCGTAGCCTTACCAACTTCTTCAGTTCCTTCAAACCATCTAGCCAGTAAAATACCTGCCGCCATTTTAGCCACCGGATCAATAGCAGTATATGTTTCAGTTGTTGTTCCCCAATCTTTGCCAGTGGCTGATTTTAAATATTCGTTAACGGCCGGCAGGAATATGCTAGTTACTTTACCTGGCATTTCTTCAGCAGATTCATAATTCAATAAGTCAGCGGCTTCTTGATCTGTTAAAATTGCCACCTTTATCACCGCCTAAAATAACGGCGACGGTTATCAGCCGCCGCCTCATTCTTACACCAACAAGTATGCGTCCACGATCTTGCTATCAAGTGCAGAGTTCAAGTCAATGGTATTGCTTTCAATTGCCGTCGCAGATACAGCAACAGTTGCGGCAGTGCTTTCCAGCGCATTATCAAGATAAGCAGCTAATACAGTATTATGCGTCAGTTTATACGGCAAACCGAGCTTATCACCCCAACCAATTGCCGTAGTTGCCCCTGTGCCGTCATGTGCCGGGATCGTGATAGACGTCACAGTCTTAAACGCTTTTGAGCCAACTACAGAACCAGGAGTATCAGCAGTAAATGCCGGTAGCGTTTCGGTGATTGCTTGGTCAAGATAATTAGTGCCAGCAACAACAACTTGAATAGCTTTAATATCGCCCGCGGTTCCGCCCCCAGCAGTTGCAGTGATGTTTCTCGGTACCGCCGGGTTAGTAATTGCAGTTGTAACCACTTGTGATGCTGCTGTTTGACCACCAGTAAAAGCAACAGCCGCAGTCTCACCGGTTGCAACAGCAGCGGTATTCCAGTTACCTCCTGCCGCACACGTGACAGCTGCGACAGATACGCCGCCGACAGTTGTCAGTGCACGAATTGCAGCTTGCGTTAAGGTTGCTGTATTTTTAGATGCTGTAGAGTTCGCTAGTGCAATGGTAATAACGCCGGTTTCATCATCTTTCGTTACGGCCAGCGTGTCATTGCCAGCAGTCGTCAGGTTAATACTTAAAGCATTACCTGCCGCGCCGATCGACGCCGGGATAGTAGTTGTTAATATGTCGGTTTCAGCAGACGCGGCTTTTACAACGCAAGTAGCGGCAATAGCCGGGGTTGTACAAGCTACGGCAGCATGTACGCCTGTTGTGCTGGCAGCCACGGCTTTTGTGGCAGGCACTTGAAAGTGAGCCATAAAGGCGCGGTCAACGACCACGCCCCTTACATCAGTTTTTAGTTTTTGATCAGTAGGATTGTGAGGATAAATTCTCAATTCAATCCCTCCTTATGCCTTTTTAATTCGGGTAAATCCTTTATAGGCTGCAACATTACCGCCAACCCATACCGAACCACGGAAGGCAATCTGCCCGGACCGGAATTTGTAATCACGGGATTCTTCAACAGTCAATTGACTGAAGATAGGCATTTCATAGATGGCCGGAGAACCATAAGCCATGCAGTATGTGCCGGAGGCAGTGCCTGAGGCTGTTACAGCCGGGCAGATGCTGTTTACAACAAACTTAACAGCATAGCTTCCATCGGAGGAAATAGTGCCGACATTACCGTTTAGATTGATGGTGTAAAGCTTCTTACCATCATTCCCGCGAATCGACGCAAAAGCTGCAAGGTCGGCCTTGTTTAAAATCAAGTACTGGCCAACTTCAACATCCTCATCGCCACCATACCCGAATACGATTTTGTCAAGAGTATCTGCGTCAATATCAGCGATAATGATATCTGTTGCAGTAGGGATAGCTTTGGTAGGGGCATTAAAAATACCGGTGATCGCATTTGATCCACCGGCACCGGCAATGATTTGTCTTGCAATTTTCTTTCTGATAGCAATAGTCACATTTCTGGCCACCAAAGATTGATAGTTGATGTTCGGCAGTTTCATGGACTCATCGGACATTTCGGTATAAGCAGTAATTTTTGCTTTACCGATCGATACATAGTCAAATACCGGGTCAGAGTCATCATAGTCACCGGTTTCCGTGGTGTAGTCGCCTTCACCATAGCCAACGACAAAACCTTTCTCGTAGGACTCGCCACCATCAAGCGGGATAGCATTAACCACGTCAATAAGGGACGACACTTCATTAAACGTTTCGTTTAAGGTATTGCTGTACTTCTTAGGTACAACCAATGTTCCGCCGCCAATAGATACGGCCCGAAATTCTGGCAGTTCGCTAAGGTCAAAAGTTACTGCTCTCTTAGCCTTCAGGTCAGCACCGCGCTTTTCATATTTTTGCTGAAGCGCGGCACGTTCTTCTTTGTCTTCGGATTCACCGCCGCCTACGCCATAAGTGGCAAGAATTTGAGTTTTCCCAACCGGGCTGCCGGCGCTGCGTCGCTCTTCAGCGTTCGGTTCTACTGCCGGCGGATCTTCACCAGGAAGCGCATCAATCATACCGCGAAGTTCTGTGATTTCGGCATTCAAGCCAGTTAGCTGAGTATTTAGGCTGCGTAATTCACCAATATCCTCAGATGTGTCGACCTTTGCAACCAAGGCGGTTCTGGCTTCTTCCTTAGTTTTAATCAGTTTTAACAGTTTGTCTTTCATGTTATATTCCTCCTAAAATTTTCAATTTCAACTTAAGGGCTTCTCGCTCGTTTTTTTCGTTCTCCAACGATGACCTAGCATTGTCCAACGCTAGTTTGGCATTGTCCAATGCCAGTTTGTCATTACGAGCATTTATAGTAGCGCCAGCATATGCCGGGAAATTCACGGCACTAACTTCGCGTACTTTTTTGACTTTAGTAATATGCCTAGTTGGCATATCGGTGTCAAGTTCTTCCCATCTTTCCTCTGAGACATAAAAAATGAAGCTCATGCCTGTAATGTCTTCGCGTTTTATCGCGGAATACAGGCTTTTCGCTTCAGAGTTGTTTTCGATATCTAGGTTTGCTTTGATGAATAACCCTTGATTGTCGAGAGTTAACTGTAGAGTCGAATTACTGCTGTTTCGTCTGCTCCTAGCCAGTGGGATATCCCATAGCTCATGATTTGCCGTAAACAACACATCATCAAAGTCACAGTTATCAAAAGCACCGCGTTCAATGACTTCATAAAACCAATTTCCAATATTAGTTTTTTGCTCATATACCGCGGCATGGCCTTCGACTACACCATCTTCACTGGCAGCCCGAATGTCAGGCATGCCGAAACTGCGAATTACAACATCGTCTTTGTTTGGTAGATTTTTAGGCACCTGTATTACCTCCCCCTTGAGTATTGTCTTTACTTCCTGCTTTTTTAAGCTGGTACACATCGGCAATATCGACAGAAATGTAGTTAAGTGAAATTGTTCGCCGTGATCCGGTTCCATCAGCAAGTGGCGAATACCCCAAGATAGCAAGTTTCTGATCGTCCGTTAAAAGGCCCTGAGCGCCAGCCACTTCAAGTAGCTTTAGTTTATTTGGCGTGCTCAAATACATCATGTCTCGCTGATAAAACACAATTTCATTTCCTACTTCAAGTTCTCGCTTCGAAAACATTGTTTTGGAGAACGCCTGTCCAAGACTGACAATAATAGGCTCCAATACCTTCTCGTAAAAAGCTTGGTACTCTTCATCATTGAAGGTACCTGATATGATCTTGAGTGATACCCCGTACCAGTTCAAAATCTTATTTTGAACAAACTCCATAGTGTCTTTGTCAACGACTTTTGGATCAATATTAAGTGGGACATACTCGCCTTTTAAGTCCATAGGCAATATGCCGCTCTCACTCGAATTTATTGCCGCTTCAAAGCGCGTCCTCTCGGCCTTTTGCTTCTCATCGTCCATCATTGTCGCGATTTTTAAAACACCGCGGATAGATAAACTTGATTTAATCGCTTTACCAAGACCATCAGTAATCGTGTCATTGATTTGCAATACTTTGAGCAAAGGACCATTATCCGGCTGCCCGTTGGCACCGCCGCCCATGATATCGTTAACGCTGTACTTTTTTCTCAGGTGAATTACACTGTCATATGGCAGCGTAAAATCATTGCCGCCGGAAAAGTACATCTTGATGAAAAGAGCGTTTGACTCATCTTGCAAAAACTCAACCCGGGTAGGATTTAAGGGATAAAATGCGGTATAGTCCCTGGTAGTACCGCGCTGGTCTGTAACAGTATCATACATTGGGTAAATAAAAGCGTTATAGTTAAAATACAACTGCCAGATGACCTTTTCCAAGAAATCCTTGGTGGTCATAATCGGATTAGGGGAAAACCTAAACAGCCTGTTTAAACTGCTCTTAGGCGTAGTCTGAATCCCATTACTGTCGGTCCGTATATGCCTCGGCTGTAGCTTGGATATCTCTGTAGCAATGCAATCAATGCAGTTTTGCACAATGTCACTGGCGTAGATGTTATTGCCGAACTGGCTAAATACCGGAAAGGATCCATCCAGCATCTTAGCATAGATTAACTGCCTATTCTCTTTTCTGTTGACGAAACTACTTAATAACATTTAAACACCTCGCCGTTTTGCGACTAGATAACCCATGGCAAGACAGCCAATTCCCACTGAGATAAAACCACATGGCACCGACAACATAAAAATGCCGCCAGATATAAATGCTATACCCGCCAGCAACAGTGCATCATCAATGTAATTAATTACTTTTTTAATATAAATCACCGCCCTTCAACCAGCCGCAAAAAGTCTGCCCGGTTATCGATGTACACACGATAGCCTATAATCATCGTTACGGCACCGTCAATTTTTTTATTGTCCTTGCCCTCAATCTTAACCGGCATGATGTCTGCCTTTGAATTCATCAGTATAGCTGTGTTTTCAAGACAAAACCTATCCACCGGATTGTCATTATAGTTTATCAGTTTACTTTTTAGGTCAATACCAACAAGCTTCATTGGTTCGGACATGCTGCCCCACGTTTGATCGATCCGGACACAATCAAAGCCATAGCTTTCCATTTCTTTTACCCAATAAACTGCTGACCATTTATCATAGCCAGTCTTAAACACCCGGATATTATAATTTTTGTATAACCCAACAAACCACTGTGTTATCAGACTAAAGTCGTTTTCATTACCAGGAGATACGACGATTAAATCCCGGCGCACCCACTCCTTGAACTTCTCGACATCTTCCTTTTCAAGGTCGGCCAGCTTTGATTCGGGGATAAAATATTTCTGGTGAGTGTACTTTTTACTGCTGCCTTTTCTCATCATAATTATCCGTGCACTGGCTAAGTCGCCGGATTTAGACAAATCGACAGCACCAATAGCGTAACATCCTTTGAACTCATCCAAGTTAAACACTTCGGTATTGGTGATATCATCAATCATAAGCCAGGCAGCCGCATTGTTTTGTTTAAAGTTAAAATCCTTGGACATAACAAAAACTCGCGTTTCCGTATTGGTGCGGGCTTCGTCCAACATACCACGGAGAAAACTCCATTTTTTAATAATGCCAAGGCCGGGATTCGACTTTACCCAATTCTTTTCATCCTGCCATATTTCAGTCTCTGAGTCCTGAGTATACAGCCATATTAACCAACGCGGCCTTTCGAGTTCACCGGCTAATACCTGACGGGCTTCCTTGATTCGTTTATCAAGATACCCATCATTTACGAACCCTTCGGTAGTAAGCTCGAAATATAGTGGATCATCCTGTGTTGACAGCGCCTGCCTGATCGGCATTACCGCCGAATCATCTTTCATTTCATGGATTTCGTCCGACATGCCAACCCGGATATTCTTACCTTCCTTAGCACCAGTCTTCGCCGATATTTTGCGGATATTCCCCTTATTAGCGTAACTGAATTTACCTTTTTTCTTCGGCTTGCGAGGATTACCGAAGTAAATACCCTTTATATTTTTGCGCGTGACTTTCTCCAGTGCCGTGCTCTGCTCCCTCATGGCATCGATCGCTTGGAATGCAAGATCCGCCTGGTCATAGTCGTTGCTGGAACACAGGATCTTAGTTCCCATGTCGCCGCAGAAGAATTCTGCCAGGCACAATGCGGCAATAAGTGGGGTTTTTCCGTTCTTCCTTGCGACCAGAAACAATACTTCCTGATATTTCCTTATCCATTTCCCTATTTCAGCATCGTATATTTTAAAAATATAAATTGCTTCGATAAAGGCTTTTTGGAATAAGGCCAACAAAAAAGGCTTCCCTGCGAAAGGAGCCTCTGAGTGCTTGCATTTTTCCTCTATAAATTTAATTCGCTTATGAGCATCGCTGAAGTCAATTTTTATATCCGGGTCTTCAAAGTGGTCTGACAATATCTCCAGTTGCTGAATAAGCTCGCGACCAACTAAAATTTCACCATCCATGCATTTATGGATGTATTCTAATAGCCAGGAGTGGGGCCAGCTGTTATCGGTGTTCATGGGTTTATACCAACACGCTTTCACCATTAAAGCATTCGCAACATTGTCCGGTGCTGAAGTGGCAGCTGTCACAGATTACCCTGCCGCAATCTTTACACTTAAACATGTTAATTTCCATATCATAGCTTTTGCATATTGAGCATATAACCCACGCCTCAGCCATTGCTTTCAACTTCCAATATATCCGCATTATCTTTCATATATTTTGACACTGCGGTATACCCATCAGAATTGTTTTGCTCTGAAAAGCCTCGAAACTTTACCCTGGCCGGATAAGCTTCAGTTATTTCGCCATCAACATCGACTTCGATGACTATAGCCCATCCAAATGTATGGAGTATCATGTTTATCCACCAAAGCAATCCTGACTCACGAAACTCTCGCCAAGTCTTTCGGTTTACCACAAAATCACCACCGCTTATTCATATTCGTCAAGCTCATCATCTTCTTCAATGGTATTCTTAACCCGCAAGGCATTGAGCTTATTAATAATCCCGGCATAACTCTCAGACAGCCGGGCGTATTCCTTCACTTGAGGGTTAATCTTCTGCAATTCAGGACGCTGAGGATGCTTTTTTATGGCTCCTGCTGAATTAATTGACTGCTCTATCTCCCAGCACAGTGAATGCACATAAGCTACTTTTTCGATCAGGCCAGAAACTGCTTCCTGCGTGGCCGGCGTAGTCTCGGCAAATAGTTTCTGCCATTTATCTAATTCAGTCTGGTATTGTGCGGCTTTTGACAAGATATCACCTCATTTCCAAGGACCTAAAACGAGTTTGAGATTTTTCAAAAAACCTGAACTGATTTCCAAAATTTTAGTCGTGTGTGAAAGAAAGGGTCCCTCCCCGGTCCAGTATCAGGCCACCTCGTTTTGAGGTGGGGGGGATGCTAATTGTTTCTTATTTTAAAACAATTTAACAAGTATACCTCCCAAACCACTCATCAACATACTTTCGATACTCCGCAATCATATTGCGTCGTCTATCATCCATTTCAATCCTTGCCATAGCTTCTTCCTTACTGCACTCACAATAGATAAGCTCAGCCCCTAACTCTTCAGCAAGCTTCTCCCTCTTATACTTATCAGCATACCCACCAACAACCCAAGCAGTAGACCACTTACCATACCTTGTCTTAACCTGGTCTAGCAACGCAGTGTGTATGGCCCTGACATTACTTAGCAATTGGTCAGGCTTATCATGCAAAGGCAATCCAGTAATAGCATTAAACAAATTATCCATACAGACAATAATGTCTGTACGCTCTCTATTCCGGTTGACGTATGTTGTTTTACCACTGCCAGGACAACCGTAGACAATATAAACCTGCTTACCCTTGACATTACCAAAACGATTATGCCTTGCATCGTGACAGTCATGGTGCAATAACCTGACGTTGTCAGGATTAAGCGATATACTAACATCATGTACATTGTCGGGCGTTAGCTCAATGATATGGTCAAGCTCTGCGTCCTTATCTGTTGTTATAAGCTTAAGACACTTCTCACACTTCATTCCGCGCTCAGCTATGATCATAGCTCTGAATTTAATCCAGCGTGTTGAAGCATAAAATGACTTAATGATTGCATACTTAGCCATGTTAGAAATACCTCAATGAATCAGTCTCTTTCCTGTGGGTCAACTCTTCCTTGCTCAGCTTGAGCTTCTCGCTGTCATACCATTTGCGATGTTTATGTTCAGGGTTAATCTCAAAGTAATCAGACAGCCATTTCATAGCTTTGTCCCTGCTTTCCAGCTTAAAACTAATACCACTAACTCCCTGCTTTATTTCGCTAATCAATCCACCATCAACGTCAGTCGATCTATTTAAGTCGATATAATTAACATATTCCGTAAATTCGTTGCCTTCTTTGTCATATTTAAGCACTTCTCTACTGCCAAACCTAAGGAAGTCCGTCATATCAGCAAAGGCAATCCGCATCTGCCGTTCAACTATATCGTCCTCAGATAACATGATTGCTTGATTGCGAATAGCCTTCAGCCTCTCTACTTCTGCCCGAATGTGTTGTTTTGTCAAATTCTCATAACCTATACCTCTTGCGCTGTTTGGCGAATAACCCGCCTTGATAGCCGCTTGAGTTGCATTCATATTAACAACAAAAAACTTACAGAAGAGATCCTCTTTTTCTGTAAGCTCAACATTGTCAGGAGCACTGAACACCGCCGTTACTCCTACACTCATTTGATTAGGTACAATGCTGGGTTTCGGTTTAGTAACGTTACTTTTCTTTTTTGGTACGCTCTTTATCTTTTTTTTAGTAACGTTACCTTTCTTTTCACCGTCCCATTTGTCTTCACTTTTCCACTTGCGAACCTGAACATCTGACACACCAAGCTCACTAGCTATATCTTTAGGCTGTTTCTTACCTCCGCTATTTTTCCATATTTCAAAAGCTTTGTCCCTTTGCGGACTGCGTTGTCTTGGCATTTACAAAGTTCACCACCTCCGGAATGACGTTACTAATCATTAATCAGAACTAAAACTACCACAATCAGAATTACTACTATAATCCGCGGAACTATTATAGTCCGATTCCCAACTGCGCGAGCTGCCGCCACCACCTGACGAACCACCACCATAACTGTCGTCAGATATCGAACTGGCAATCGCTGCACCAGTTGCCATATAAAGAAGTGTATCGTCTGGCTGTGCTGATTGTGGTGTAGACGCAGAGGACTTACCGGCACTAGCATACGAGCACTGTCTATGATTAATAAACGCTGACCTGACTTTTGGCGGTCTTTCAAGGTCAATATGCTTAACCTGTAACTTACATCCATCCGGCTTACACTTTGGCTTATACTTAATTAATCCGAGGAATTTCTTGCGATTATCTTTATGCTCACAATCACCAATGAGATTGTAAATGCAGTTAATGTATGGTCTGTTCACTCCGGCCATTATAAATCACTCCCGTTCAATAGCTCGCATGCTCCGCTTTCAGCATAGCTTTTAATGTGTCCCTCATACCTTTAATTTGCTCTATCCGGTCTATTGCCTTAATTTCCAAAGCTTTGGCATCTAACCAGGCTTGCTTCAGCGCCTTAACACCTACATCACTATTAGCCACGGCATTTATCATCGTTTGATGATTGGCTTTTAACCCATGAGTACTCATAGCCAATACCTTTGCCGTTGACAAAGCATCATCATAAGTAGCTTTGGCGTTACCTCTTGCTACCTTATAACGGCTTATAATTGGCGTTAGTTTTGTTATTTCATTCTCAGTCAACGATAATAAGTATCGGTAATCTTGTAATCCCGCGTTTTCAGGTATGACGATTTCGAGTATATCAGCCATTTAGCTCATTTCCCCCCGCTGTTCATACTTCATATCCCATTGCCCTCCTTACTCTCGTCCGACACTCTTCCGGCGTTATTCCTTCACGCTTAGCGACAATCTCAAATAACTCATACTTCGATATCTTCCCTCTATGCTCAGCACCATGACACCCCGCCCCGTATCGAGCAGGCCCACAGAGTATAGCAACGTTCTCCCTTATATCAGGACCGTTGGCTCCTTTTGAGATAAGATGCGCTGACTCCAAATTAAAATGGCTACCGCATTTTTCGCAGCAGCCAACTTCTTTTTTTAGTTGCTTGAGTAGTTTAGGATTTTTTACTCTTACATTCTTCGGTATCATTTAAACACCCGTGTAACACGGCTTGACCGGCCAATATTTCGGAATGGCTCATGTACCATTTCAGTTTTATCATTTCTTTTTACTTTATCCTCTATCTCGCACTTTGCCCCGCCCCAGTTCTGGCAGTTCGGGCAGTTGATTCTATCGTCTTGGTTAACAGCTTTATAGTAATCACAACTGTTTTTTTCCATGCTACCAGCCTCCTTAGGGCAATAACAAAAGCCGCTCACTCGGAGCGGCCTATAACCTGATATCATATTAACACAGTTAAAGTCAAAAAAGTGTTTCCATTTTGTTCTTTATATTGCCTTTAAAGCTTCGATGCCAAAAAGAGCTACCGAGAATTTCCTTATAGCCTTGTTCCTTATGTCATAAATCGAACTCCTAGAAGTTTCACTGTATCCAATAGCTACAGCAATATCATCTTTGTCCTTTCGTTCAACATACCACATAAACAACACATCCCTATACATTTCACAACCTTGAGTTTGACAGATACCATTTAATTCTTCTTCAATCTTATCAATCTCTGTTTGGGTTCGATCTTTCATCTCCTGCCACTTCTGCAGTTGGTACATTTGATTAAGAGTGTTCACAGGCTTAGATGCATGAATACCAGTAACGTCTACATTCACCGCTGATATAACATTAGGAGCACCTTGCCTTTTTAGCTTACTAATCATTCGGTTAGCATGTCCAATACTCTGATGCAATTCTCGGTAATACCGTAGGTAGTTCTCTGCTTCTCTAATACAATTCATGCTCCTTACCCCTCCCCATAATTAAACATGGAAACAGGGCGACTAAAGTTGTCGCCCTTTCTAATTACCCCGCTTTTTTACCTATCCGGCATTTAGCACTACTGTCTGAGTATCCACATTCTCCACATGTTCGCCTTGACTTGCTGGTTTTGGGTATAAACCTTTGGCAGCTGGTATACTCATCATAGCTACGGCAGTTGGCGAATATCCATCTACAACTAGCGCAAGCTGCATAGGAACAAAACTGCAAGCCTTTTGAGCAACTCCTGGTTACTTCGTTCTTATCACTGTTAGCACAGGTTAAGCATTGACACTCGCTAGATTTCTTCAAATGGTTCCCCTCCCCCGTTAAACTCATAGCTTTCGCTTTATAATAGTTAACCCACCGAAACTTCTTTTTCTTTTTAGGCATCTGCATGTACAAACGTCCGATAGCTTCTATTACGTCTTTTATCGCCTTATTAAATTGATCCGTGGCAACTGTTACATTAACTTTAATATCTTTAGGTATTTGCTTTTCTTTTAACTCCTCCCGCTGATCTGTTTTACCGGCTACCCTGCACACGCAACCAGTTAGTAGTCCCACCCCAGCTGCTACACTACAAAGTATTAACACCCAATACAATTCCATACCCTCACCCCTTATGACAGACTAGCTGCCCTTTATCTATTACCTTTTTGCTGCTTTAACTGATCCAGCAGCCATCCCGATAGCGCCATTAGCCCAAATACCATTACTACAAGGACAATTATTAGCGCTTCCACCTTTGTCCCTCCTCTGTTTCTCAGCCCATTTCTGCCGACGTTTAGATTCTTTATTGATCGGCAGGATGTTCATGGTCCATTCCACTCCCAAATACGCTGCATGCCCTTAGCTGGTATCGGCTCGATTCGGCGCACGTTGGCTAGTATCCAGGCGTAGCGGCCGAGAGTATAATCGCCAAATTCAAGTTCGTTACCACTGACAACATGACCGTTTTCAAGCGTTACGCTGATTAGCTTATGACCATTATTAACATTATCAAGTGTGCAACCAACCATCTTAGCGCAGTCAACTATCTCAGCTATGGCAATCATAGCGCCAAAAGGCAAGAAATATTTCTTTTTGTCAATATCAATGTACGATAGATATTTAAATCCATTTGCTTTCAGCGCGGAGGACAGGGGCTCAGCTTTTGCCAATTGCATAAATTGTTTACCTACCCCCGCATGAATCGCAATCTCGCCCCTATACTTAGTCGCCCATCCCCGTGTCTCTATCTGCTTAACGCCGCAGGCAATTAGGCTTGCCCACGGCTGCAGGATTGTTATGGCTTTCATGGCTTGTCCTCCCCATCTCCAAGCAGATCAGCGTCCGGCCCTTCTCCGTAATCTTCGGCACACCGTCTGGAATTAGGTATCAGATACATACAGTCATCACCAGAAACAGAGCATTGGTACCGATTAGTGTCAGGATCGTACGCTATTGCACATTTACACCCCATCATATTTACTTACCTCCCCGCTCCTTGTCCCAGTCCATACGATGTTGTAAGCACCACGAGGTAGGCAATACCCATTCTTCAGACAAAGCGCATTCTTCTGTGTCGATACCGTAATGCTGGCAATTACCGCATTTTTGCTCAGTCGGCATCGGTGGCACCTCCCCGGTACTTGTCCAGCGCCTTACTGGCGCACTCTCTGGCCCCTAGATCGTCGCTTTCTTCGGATATATCCGTGAGTGCTTTAATTAATAACCGCACCCGCTCCCCGGCATCTGGCGTGGTGGAGAGGGCATTACTTGCGGATTGATTTGCGATCTCTTTTGCTTTTTGATATACTTGCCAATCTTCCCTATCTTCACGAATAAATTCTTGATGACTTCCATTGCATCTGCACGCATCCATAGAGGATTTTGCATGTTTTTCAATCGGGCTAAGTGATTTAACCAATCTATTCAGTATCCCGCACAACACTCTGATTTGCGCCTGAAGGCTGTCGCGGTCTTGCACGGTATTGGCAATTCGCTCGGCATAATAATCAATTACACCCATCGGTAGCAGCTTTTTTTCGCACTTAATGCATTGCCACCATCCATTTTGAAGAGGGTCAAATTTATGCTTACACTCACTCACCCGCGCTCACTCCTTCTAACCGCTCACCGCAATACGGACAATAATCGATAAGGATAGCAATAAGGTTGCCAATCCGAAACACAAACCTTCCTTCATTCTCGTTTTCTACCCTGTATATCTCCCAGGAGTCAGACTGAGGCATTTCTTCGCATTTGTGATGGTCAACGCATTTAGGCATCCGCGCCAGCCTCCTTTGCATCCAATTTTTCACCGCATTTCAGGCAATATTTAATTTCATATTCATTGATTAGCTCTGAATTAAATTCATATTTGCATTTCAGGCAATAGCCGAATGGATAACGGTTTTCTTCATAACGCTCAACAAACGCAATTACTTTATCAAAATCATCATCTTCTTTAGGAATACCGCATCCAAATTTAGATAGTGCACATTCACTGCACCCTTTAGGTTCATTATCCTTGCAAATTTGATTTATCTTATCTAGGTATTCTCGAGCATTAAGCACTTACTCCCCAGCCCCCTTCCGCTGCAGCCTGTCGATTTCAGCCGCTATAAGCGCACCGGCTTTAGTTAGTTCTTTAATGCGATTATCTGGTGACGGCTTCCATAGTTCACGTTGCCAAGGCCATACATTTTTAACCGTTTCTTCATCGCGTCCATATTGCGATGGGTAAGTATACATCATGGCAGCAAGCGCTAATTCTCCAGCTGTATGTTGCTGATCATGCTCCGGTGTCCATCCTTCTTGTTCTATCTGACGTTTCCGCTCTTGGGCAATCAGCAATATTGCTTCTGATCTGTTTTTAGGTAACAACGCCCTTATTTCGGCGTCAATTCTGTCAAAATGGTAAATTAATTCCTGCAAGTCCCGTCTGTCTACATAGGCTGTATCTTGTTGTATGCCTCTCCGCCGGTTGTTTGCCGCTTCACGCAGTCGGGCAAGTTGTTTGGCGAAGTTACTCATTATTGCCATCCTCCTTTGGCATAAAGCTCACAGAATTGAATTTCTTACCCGGAAACTCCTTAAGGTAATATTTCGTATGCCATGTATGAGGTTCAATTAATTCAATTTCGTAAGTTTCTCCCTCTGTAAGCAATCCACGCGGATCATCGTTGCCGCCCCATCTTACTTGCTCATCACTAGCGCCGGTGTATTTAACCTTTGATCCTGATTGCACTGTATCGGTTTTTCCAAGGGCTTCTATGATTTCAAACCTGCTTAAATCAATCACTTATCCCCCTCCTCCTTCTTTCTCCATTCTGAACATGCCGCCGTAGAATGACATACAGCACTGTACTGCCCTCGGTCAGCTCGTAATTGACATTTTCCACGCCTGTAGTAACTTACTTTGACCGCTGATAGATATTCAGCGCAATTACTACATCTTGGCTGTCCTTTTCTGCCGCGATTATTAGACATTACTTTCCCCGCCCCTCTCGGAGCTCTCCCAGTTCTGCAGATATTTGCACCGCTGGCACTTGGAGAAAGGTTAGTCGCTTTCTTGAGTGCAATATCCTTCGCATTTATCTGGCAGTTCGACTTTAGGAGTTCCAATCATTAACCATTTACCACGTCTGATTACACGGCAGTTTTCTATAGTTTTCATCTATGCCCCGCCCTTGCTGCAAGCTCACGGCAGTAGTATTGCAATACACAACCGCGAGTCCCTTCAGCGACTTCGTGACATTCTTTAGAATTAATGTTGCCCTTGCACGGTGCAAAAGGTATTATTTCACAGTATCCTTTTTCTGCAGCCCTCCCTAACTCCGCCTCCTGGGACTGGGATTCGAGCAGGGAAGCAATTTCGTTTGCCCGTTGTATCGATATCGGCTTAATACCTGGCAACCTCGGGGAAAAATCAATTGTGTTATCCCGCAATATCTCTATCGACTGCTCCGGTGTAAGTTTAGCGTCCACACCGATTCACCTTCCCATCTTCATCGGCTTGTTCCAAAATCCTAATGCACCGTTTGCATGTTACTTCCGAATAATCAGCTTCATATGTCACATCATCTATAGTCCAGGTATTGTTGCAGGCACTAGCAATCTTTACAACACCGCCAAGACTATGTTTAATGCCACAATGCAGAATCTTTTTTCTTTTTACGATATTAACCAAACCTTTAAACGCCATGATCGGCCTCCGTCTCTGAAACCTCATGCCCTTTGCATCCCGTTTTCCAGTCAAAATTATCACACTCGCCAAATGGTAACATTTCATGCCCTTGTGCTAACTCATCCATGAGAAAATTCCTTACTTCATCGGCTGTTCTTAACGGTTTACCATCTACCGTGATACTTGGAGCCATTCGTTTCATTTCGGCTTTTGTCTGATTTAAAGCACCACGAACAGATAAGCACAAATGAACTTTCTTCATTCCACACCCTCCGTCCCCGGCAGCGGTACTCGTTCGCACTTCTCAATAGTCAAGCATGGGCATTTAATTTCGCGCTCCGCTACCCATTTATAAAACGCCTCGTCAAGCAACTCTTGCAAGCGTTCACTATCGCCGCACTCTAAACTGTTCATGAATCTATCTCCAGTGTCATGATCTCCACCATAATCATCATCAATTTTTTCTGCGGCTTTTTCAATAACCGAATCAGCATCAATTGGAGAGTCTACTGGTATTTCCTGCACTTGGCCAACATACAACCGTTCCCATCTTTCATCCTTTGCATACTCTATGCCGGCAGCAATCGCCTCTTCTTTGGTGCTAAAATGGTCATTGCACCAATTGCCATCCTCATGGTTATTAAACGTCCAATCGCCGTTATTCATTGTTAATTACCTCCTGTGTGTTAACCTCCGGCAGCGGTGGTAGAGGCTGCCAGTGGGTTATCTTTGCACCTAAAGCCCAGTCAGTATCCTCATTCTCACTGGAACACTCATACCAGCCTTCTGGCCAGTATTCCTCACCGTTTTCATCAATGTCAGTATCGCCATCATAGCCCATATCCTCAATATTGATTTCGTAATTTTTGACATAGTACGCCTTATACCACTCTTTGCCATCCGTACATAGGACAATAGTGGGCTCAGTAATTCCGTATTTACCAACTTTGTTCTCCGGCAGTGCTGTCCCCACACTCACCCACTGCCTTGCAGCGCCGAGTTTAGCCAGGCGTAAAACCTCATTAATGCCCAATTTTAGCAAACTATTATAATCATCAATCACGCTCACCGCTGGTACCTCCCTAATTCTCATACCCACACTTTGGACACACACTGTTTCTGAGGTAATTCGTGGTTTCAAACTCATGGCCGCACTTTTTGCAAGTTATACACGTGGCCCACATGCTCAAAGTTGTTCCTCCTGTACCTGCGCAAATTTGCAAGATTTATCCGTACTACCACTTAACCTGCGCCAAGTAGTCATATCCCGGTCACATGTTATTTCTCGGTAACCGCCAAGAGCAACAACTGCCATGCCCTTAAATTTACATGCCTCACACTGAGGCGTTTTCCGAAATGTGCCTTTCTTGTTTAAAAATTTAACTCTTGCCATTCCAACAGTTCTGTTTGCTGTAATGTTATATGACCGTTCAATAAAAGATTTTTCTTTTATATCCATAAAATCTAGATATCCCTCCTAATCGGTATAACTTGAGCCATCTGCTTTTCACCCTGATCGCCATACTCACTATTGTCGTAATAATAAAACTCAATGCGGCATTCAATAGCAATCATTCGTTCTGTTATCCACTTTAAAGGTGTTACCTTGGTAATTTTGATCGGAGTTTCTTTGCCCTGTAGAGTATAATCATCTGACCACTTACCCAGTTCAGGTATTGGCTCATTAATTTTGATTTTAAACCGACTGCCACTAGCGAATTCAATACGGCCGCGAGGATCCTTCTTAAATCCGAGACAGGGAATTGTGTAGCTTTTCCGGTTACCATAGCACTTACCGCCATGGGTGCTATATTGTTCGCAGTAATCGCATTCTTTTTGAGGTGAAATCATGGTGGTTAGAATCCATTAAAATCCGGAAGGTTATCGTACTCTTCCTCAGTCATTTCAGTAACCGCAATGTAATAACCCCGTGTTTCTTCACCTATCTTCATATCTTCGGCTTCAGCCTCTATTTCTGCGGCAATCAAAGCAACAGCGGAATCTATGGTCTTAAATGCGCACCAATTGCTATCTGAGCACACTTTGTAAATCTTGATCTTAGCCATTCATGTCAACCTCCTTCTTACTTGGCACAAACCTACTCTGCAAAATATCAAAACTAAACGGCATCGACTCACTATGCGAAAGGATCCAGTTTTGCAGACTTTCAAACAACTTCTCAGAGTCCCATTGTTCCATTTCTTTGAACTTACAGACTTTTGCACATGCTTTCTCACAAAAGTTGTCTCCACAATCATTCATGCAACAATGAGCTTTGCCGCTATCATCGCACCGCAGACACTCTTCGCAGTCGTAATCATTGGCACTTACTTCTGGCTTATTGCAAATATCGAACATAGTTACACCGACCTCCATGCATACTCTGGCGGTTCAGGCAATATCCATAAATGCCGCATGTTTGCTACGTTTACCAAATCACTATCTGCCGGATAAATTTCTACTGCAAACTTATCGCCCCGCCCGCACTCATGCTTTAGTTGTTGTAATTCATCCCAGGTAATACCATCTTGCCATCTATCATCATGGATAAGTTGAGTAAGCTGCACACTTAACCGTTCAATTCCGGCATTAGCATCATAAACCAGCACCAAAAAGTTTCGTGACCGCCAAACCTCTTTTAAACCTCTCGGCCTATTTATTGGCCAAGTTTCTTTCGGCACTCGTTGTAAAGTAACAGGATATTTATCGCTTTCTTGCTGTATAGCCCGATTAATTAACGCTGTTTTAAAAGGACTCACCTACCCCGCCACCCTTTCATCATGATTTTTCAACTGCTCCGAGGCCATCTGTAACCCAATAAGATAAGCATGTACCTCAATTGGGATTACATTGCCAGCCGACCTTGCCCATTCGTTATAGTCCTGGTCTAACTCGCTGATAAAGTCATCATGATTATTTAGAATATAATCCCATTCAGATTTACTTGAACATTGTCGCGCCTCTTCGAATAGTCCTTGCATTTTTAAATGGTCATATTTTCGACCATCACCCTTCAAGTCTTTAACCCATTCGCGCAATCGTTTAACGGCAGCTTCCGAGCAGAAAGAATACTTTTCTCCACGGTGGGCGCTTAATTTTGAGTGAAAGTAACTTCTGCAAGTGTCGTTGAAGGAATGAACATTAGCCTTCCAAGTAAGCGCAAATACAGCCGTTCCAATATCACCAGATATGTACATTTTTGAACCATCAAAGATATATCGGCAAGCATACATTATTGAACTTGGACGTTTCCAGTTCAATGCTTGCAAATCACCATGCTGTGCCAATGATGCTATATGGTCTGCAAACCATTCTTCGCGTATTACTTTTGCTTCTTGTGCTCGATCCATCTATCCCGCCACCTTTTGCTGCTTCACGTTATCGCAAACCACACCAAGACATGGTACCGTGATAGGTTGAGGCTTGCCAGTACACTCCCCGCCCGCCGCCTTATAAATACAACTGATACCTGGCATAATGCACATTTACCCAACCTCCTTAAGTTTCTTGCGCCGACTTGGCTGTCCTGATAGGTTTTCAAAGTCATACCCGGGCTTCTTATTTTTTAACGGGCATTTTACATCGTGTAACCGATCAGCGTTAGGCATTGAATTCCACATGAGCGCAAACTCTTCACTGCTCGGCTTTATAATCTTGTAGCTGCCATGCTTGCTCTGCCCCGCTCTTTCAACGGTGGATGGATCTATAACTATTCCGGCGCCAGCACCAACCTCAACACATTTAACACCCTCAGACTTACGAGCCGTTACCCTTGTTTTTACTGCCATTTCCCCCGCCCCTTCTCTAACGTTTCTTACTTCGTTGCCGTGCTTTAGCCGCCGCCCGTTTCCGGCGGTTACTGCCGGTTTGAGTCGACGAACTGCCGACGTTTTTAGACTTTCAAAACGGAATTTCCTCATCAGGGAATACATCTTTGCCAAATGAATTAACGTCAATATTCTCATTATCGCCACTAGGCTGTTGTTTCTTTTCAAGGAATTCAACGGTCTGAGCTACTACTTCCGCAATTCTACGCTTTTGACCATCGTTTGCCTCGTATGACCGAATTTGTAAGCGCCCCTCGATGAGTACCCGCTGCCCCTTAGTTAAGTTATTGCCGCATACTTCAGCCAGTTTTTCCCACGCAACAATAGGTATAAAGTCCGCGCTGTTTTGACCCTGCCCACCGAAGCGATTAACAGCCAGCGTGAAGGAGGCTACTGCCTTACCACTTTGGGTATACCTTACTTCCGGATCTTGAGCCAAGCGGCCAACTAGAATTACTTTGTTCATGACATCATCCCGCCCATAAATTTGATTGGAATACCAGCGCTCCTTGCATACCCAACCTCAATGCAGCACCCTTCGGACTGTTGCCAATCTCCGTATACCCAAAGTTCTTCAGCTTTTAATAACAACATCAGACAATATTTCATGACTAATGTCTGGTCACCAACAGGATTGACAAAGCCAAATGCATGGATTGGGCTAAACGGTATGACCTCACCTTGTTCATGAATTTCTTCGCATATGGCCGTGATGCTTTCGATATTCTTATCGACATTGCCGCGCAATGGATGTGCTATATATACTGGTTTCATAGTTCTACCCGCCCCATATTTTTTTAAAGATTCTTATCCGGCTTTCTCGCCCGACACTACCGAAAAACGTTTCTTCCAGACCTTTGGTTTAACGCCATCCCTGTTGCGTTGACATGCTGCCATCCCTATTCGCAAATTGCCTGCCGGATCAAACTCACCTACCGAGGTATAGCCGCCAGTGTCTAAAAGCTCTGGACACAACTCAATTGACATACATGCCGCGCAAGTCATATGCGATTCATACAGATACGCAAACTCATTATAGTTGCGCTGGATAAGCTCATTGCTGACATGGGGAAAGAGTTGCCTTGCATAGCTATAAACTGCCGCCACATATCGCTTTAACTCTACAGCATCCACGTTTTCCGGAAGGTTGACTTGGACTTCCATTCTATCCACCACCTTGATAGGCTTTTATAAACTGATCTTTCTTGTCCTCTATGCTGAATTGTCCCAGTAGAACGCGCAAGCTAACTAGTTTGACTGCATTATCAATTTTGTTATGAGACCACTTTAGGCGCTTGGTAGGGTCACGCTTTGACTCTTCAATTTGGCTAGATACCTCAAGCCATGCCTGATCAGCGTTAGGTGGTCCAATATTTACCGAGTCTGCCGATTGCTTAGTTGACTGCTTGTCCGGCTTTCTTACTCCAAAGCCGTGTACTTTCCAGTTTTTTAAGCAAGCATCAATATACGACCAGTTCCGAGCATTATGTTTTACTGCCTCACAGATAGCGGCCTTAACCCATTCGGGAGAATATGTATCTACAGCATCGGCTATAAACTGGGCTACTGTACTGCTCACTATGCCAACTTCGTTTTGGTACAAACTAAAAACCTCGCGTGCGCCCGCGCTATTATCATCATCATCTTTTATATTCTCTGTATCTGTATCTGTATCTGTATATAGGGCGTGACTTGGCGTGACATCGGCGTGACTTGATGTGACAGGGTTATTTTGTTCGCGTGACCGTTGTTTTCTTTTGCGTTCGCGTGTGGCATCTGGGGTATCAGACGCTTTTTCATATTGACGATCAAGGAATTTGGTTACAAAAATAGACCCATCATCTTGCCGCTGAATTAGATTAAACTCCTCTGACGCAAATAGGTCTAATGCTTCTTTTAATTGATCTTCTGTCGTATGTAATGATGTTGCCAGCCCCCGAAATGGGAACCTGGGGATAGTACCCCGACTGTCAGGCGGCATATCTGACGCCATCGCCAACAGGTTTATCCAAATCCTAAATTGATGGTCTGTGAGTGCCAACATTTTGGGATCATCTTTAATTTCTGAGTATAAGCGAAACCATTTCATGAACTCACCGCCCTACAGGCATCTTTCTTTATAATTATCTGGCGTGACATTAGCGTGACATTGCGTGACTTGTCTCCCACGCACCTTCACAAATCTCCGGTAAATTCGCCCTAACAAGATGTTCCGCGAATGGAGGTGGTACTGCATTACCGCATCTCGCAACCTGTGCCGACTTAGGATAATACTTACCATTACAATCACGGTCAATAATGTACTCTGCCGGAAACCCTTGTGCAGCAAACAACTCATGTGGTTCAAGCATCCTCATGCCGATATCTACTATTTGATAATCCTGGCCGTGAATAGTTATCAGGCCAAAAGTATCTTTGCTAGTCACAGTATGTAGCGGCTCTGTCAGATTCTGACCAGTTCCAGCACCGTAGTACTTTAATAAAAACGCTCTGACTTCGCCAAAGTGTAGCCCACCAGCAGTAATTGTTTGGATTGGTTCAGTAATCTCTTGACCAATGTTAGTGCCTTTCATCTTGACCAAGTGACTTGTAACCAGTGCGTTATGGTCTACGGCTGTCACTGTTGGTAACGGTTCATCTAGACTCGCTCCTGGTCCAGTGTAATTACCGCCGTAATGTTTTGCTAGGAAACTTGCTACAAGTGCATATCTCGGTGAAGCATCGACAACCATTAAAGGCTTTTGTAACTCTTGGCCTCTTACTTCTGCGCCCGATTGTTCGCCATGATACTGTATTAGGGTAGGTGCTACGAGCAAATGCTCTGCCTTGGTTGTTACCGTGGTCAATGGTTGCTCTACCGGGTATTGCTTACGATCACCACTAAAACCAGTTTGGCCTATCTGTGCTACAAAAGGTGTTACAATTCCCCAGCCATTCTTTGCCGTAATGGTCTGTAATGGTTCATTGGTTTTCTGTCCGCGAAAATCTGCCCCGTGATGGTTTACCTTGATAATAAACGGTTCTGAATTATCGATAACAAACTTCTGAATCCCTCGGGCAATCCTCCGCATAGTGTTTTCAGCAAGCGGCCTTTTCCGCTCAAATATGGACGGGCACGGTAACGACCAATCAATTATCTCTGCCGCTGTACGCCACGGCTTCAGTTTGCCGGATTTTACTTCCACGCTGTTCGGGTCTCCGTGAGTAGGCTTTGGCCATACAATCGGACTATCATCGCGTCTTGCAACAAGGAAAAACCTTTTACGTATTGTCGGAGCTCCATAATCACAAGCCTTTAACTCTCGCCAGTCAACATGATATCCCTGCCGCTTTAATGCGTTAATGAATGCTTGAAAAGTCTTTCCCTTTTTATCAGGATCCGGCATGCCATCTTTCATGAGTGGTCCCCATGTCTTAAACTCTTCCACGTTTTCCAACATGATTACCCGGGGCTTTACTACAGCCGCCCACCTTACCGCTACCCATGCAAGGCCTCTTATATGTTTTTCAACCGGCTTGCCTCCCTTGGCCTTTGAAAAATGTTTACAGTCTGGGCTAAACCAGCAAAGTGCAACAGGCCGGCCGCCTGTTACCTGTAGTGGATCAATATCCCAAACTGACTCGCAATAGTGTTCTGTATCTGGATGGTTAACCTTGTGCATTGCTATTGCCGCAAGATCATGATTGACGGCTACGTCAACGCTCCGGCCTATAGCTAAACTAATTCCAGTACTTGCGCCACCACCGCCAGCGAAGTTATCAACTATAATTTCTCGAAATAAAGATATTATCTTTGGCCTCACCTTATCACCCCACTCACACCATAGATAGAGCCGAATCCCCCGCCCCAATCAGCATTACACATTCACATGCCATCTTGCACGCATCGTTTGATTGACAGTCCTTGCAGCATCGCTGTAATTTATCATATGGGCACTCTTCGCCTTCACACTTGCCGGCTTTATAATCTTGGCACATGGTTATGCACCTTCCTCAATAAAATCAAATAGTGTCGGCGCCTCTCGTTGCGCTTCCGCTGTTTTCAGGTACCCAAGTCCATCACGGAAATAATCCGTGTTAAGCTCTATGCCATATCCTTGCCGCCCCATCTTTACAGCTGTCAGCGGCACCGTCATTAGTCCGCCGAACGGGTCAAACACCACATCACCGGGATTGCTATACCTGTTTATAAGCCGTTCGACAATATCAAACTGTAAAGGACATACATGCATTTGCTTGCGTTTCTGGCTTTGGGAAGTGTTGAGCGTCCGCATCCGGTTAATATCATCCCACACTTCATCTGTCCAGGATCCTGGAGCAACTACCATAAAGGACGCCGGCAGCTTGCCGTTTTCGTCCAGTTGCTTGGCTAACTTTACGTGCTCAGCATAGTCGTAGACGTTTTCCCTTGAGTATTTCCGATATACGGCTTGTAAGTTCTCTACCGGTATGGTTGCTAACTCGGTTTTAGTAAGCAGCCTGTTACCGCTGGACCGCCAGTAACCGTGTGCATCGATCTGCCATTGCGCCCGGGTGTACTCTTGCTTGGTTTTACGAACCGGAGTATCTGCATAGGCATGGCTGGTATCAGTCGGCAGCTTACGGAACAAAAGAATATATTCAGGGCAGCCTACGCCCATCTTGGTACCGTCTTTGCATTGCTCTGACCACCCTAACCGATAGGTCTGGTTATTTTCTCGAACAACATCAGTAACTACCGTTATCATGCCGAAGTATTGAAAGCCGTGTTTCATGTAATGTGCGGTTGTCAGCATGTGAAAGGGCTCCATGGTCGGCATTCCGGTACCAGTGGCATTTCCGAAAAGTACCCGGTCTTTTACATGGCAGGCATACACCCGGCCGGGTTTTAGTATCCGGTGAAGGTTTGGTGCTAGAAAGTCCATCTGCTCAAAGAATCGTTCGGTATCCTGGTTATGGCCGAAGTCGTTATAGCTCGGCGTGTACTCATAATGGTTGCTAAAAGGGATTGATGTTACGATCAGGTCAATGCTGTTTTCCGGCATCTGTGCAGTCTCTATAATGCAATCGTTGTTAACAATGGTATAATTCTTGCCTTTAACTTCCACTCGCTCAACCCCCATACTCCTGGCCATTTTATCTGCCAGCGAAGTGCTGTGAAGCCCATACTTCTTGATAATTCCGGTCATTTTTTCAGTCATGTAATTATGTTGCTTCCATTTTTCAAGTAGCACCTTAAGAATCTGTTGCTCCGACTCAGTGTAGATAATATCAATGATGACTTGCTCAGTCTGAAGAAAGCGATATATGCGATGAATCGATTGCAAAAAGTCGTTTGCTTCATAATCAATACCAAGGTAGATAGCTCTATGGCAGTGCTTTTGGAAGTTGCAACCCTGGCCGCTCAATTCTTTCTTAGTGGCGAATTTCTTTATTTTGCCGTTAGAAAAATCAATTACGCGCTGTTCTCTGACATCATAGTCCTGACTGCCGTAGATATCGACAACGTCAGGCATAGCCTGCTTGATTGCATGTCGTTCTGACTCTAGGTCATGCCACAGGATAAAGCTATCATCCGGATTAGCATCAACAATCTCTTTCATTTTGGCAACCCGGTCCGTAATACTGTCGCGCTTTTCTCGTGCCGCATCAGCCAGGGAGAGAGCTGCATCGCGGATCAGTTTGACTTGTCCATCTTTATCACAGCCGGCATCATCCTGATTGACTTCTACAATATGGTAATTGATTTGTATTGGTGGTAATTCATATCCGGTATCATCATAGCCAAGATCAGACGGTTTAGTAATAAATAATGCCCAACTTGATAGCCATAACCAGAATTCATTCTCTTTGTGTGGATATAAGGTGAGGTTATTGGCTTTAGTGCTATCACGCTGGAAGAATCGCGTCAGAGCCTGGCCGGTGTCCATGATTTCCAGGTACCCAGCGTAATGGATAAGCTCTTTATACCGGTTGGGAGATGGTGTCGCCGTACAAACTAACTTGTAAGGTACCCCTTGAAACTTATCAAGGAATGTCTGATAGGTTTTACTTCCATAGCCACGAAGGCAAGAGGCTTCATCCAGACTAGCAGCTATAAAGTATGTCGGATCTATATCGCCGTCTCTAACACGCTCATAGTTGGTGATGATGATACTACTGGCTGCCGCATATACTTCGGCCATGTTGCGGCAGTATTCCGGTTTTTCCATACCAAGCAGTTCAACTGCATCCCTGGTGAATTCTTGTTTGACTCCCAGCGGCAAAACAATTAAAGCCTTCCCGCCTTTATGCTTTATAACCAGTCTGCACCATTCCAGTTGCTGCAGAGACTTGCCCAACCCGAACGACTGAAACAATGCTCGTTTCCCGCCCTTAATGGCCCATACAATTGAATCCCGTTGATGTGGCTTGGCAATCGGATTAACTTCATCTGGCGATATTTCAAATCCAGCATCTGTAGCCAAAGCAATTTTGCTTAATAAAAAATCATGGTAAGCAATAGGCGCCATAGCTCATCCCGCCCTTTTCTTTTGCTTATATTTAACTACCGATTGTTTACCTCTTACCCCGGCCATATACAGCTGTTCAAATCGTTCCCGGCTCATGGTATCACCACCGATATCTCCAATAGTTCTCCAGATGATTTGTTCAATACGGTCTTTGTCCAATTCAGATAATTCGCAGTTTGCTCCGCGCAGCCGGAGAATAATACAACGAAGATCAGAATGTATGTCGTTGACAGATACACCTATTTGACTCATACGGCTTCCCCCGGAAACTGCTTCCATTCCTGGCCATCCAAAAGGCTGCCGGCAGCCTTTTTACCTATTCTTACTACGTGTTGCCCCATTCCACTGATACCATCAGTCCACTTTCCCCATTCGTCAAACCAAAATTTTACCGGAGTAGGATGACATGCGCCCGTACCTTCAAGCGGGCGCCACTCACCCCATTGTTTAAAGAAATAAGGAACACCCGCAGACTGGCATTGATCTCGCAAACTCCGAGCCCATTCAGGATGCATAGGCCGAGCTTTTGGTCCACTCTCGCCGCCACAGATTACCCAGTCGAGTGTTACGCTTCTGTGTATTAACTCATTCATAGCATAGTCGTCAAAATAGTATTGTAGGTCAACTGGCCCCAACATCGGCTCCACACTCACAAACCTTACAGCAGCCGGTATCTGCAAAAGTATCGGTATCCGCTTATCTGCCTGTTCCTGGTTCTCGGCTGTTACGCCTAACCACACATTAGGCAAAGGCCAATCTCTACCAACTGGCTTTACGTAATCAAAGAAGTCTTTCATCGAATCGGGTCGCTTGGTCAGTAGTAAGAATGTATGTTGCGGGCAATCAGCCATGATTTTGAACACATCAGCAATCTGTTTAAACAATACTTTGTCGTGAAATAAATCGGCCATACTGCAGACAAAAATTTTACTTGGCTTTCTCCACTTTATTGGATCTAGTAATCTATCAGGATGAAACTTAACATCAAAATAGTTATCCGCCGATAATCCCCATGTTTCAGCAAATCGTTTGCTCATACGCTCGGCATAACAATTGTCACAACCAGGGCTTATCTTACTGCAGCCAGTAACCGGATTCCAAACCTTATCTGTCCATTCAATTTTACTTTTAGACATCATCCCGCCCCCAAATAAAGATAGAGCGCCAGCGCCAAAGCCAGCGCCCATAATCTTTTAGATATTACCGGCTACGATTAGGTAATCTTTCAGTTCGATTTTTACTTTTTCTATTTCATATTCAACTGCACTTTTGAGGTATCGCGGTAACTTCGGGCAGGTTAGTGCAAATGATGGTTTTTCGCCATCACCCTTTGGTCTACGTACTTCCAGTTCAATTTCCATGCATTGGACAAACCCAGATTCATTGTAGACTTCGATATTCGCGTAGATCATTTGAGGAAGATGGACGGTTCCCTCTGCGTCGCCGACTTTGATTGCAAAGGTATAATTATTATTATTGTCATAAGTGAAGTCACCGGCGATATTAGTTACATATTTAAAGTTTTGGATAGCTGCAATAAGGGACTCAGGATCTACGATCTCCCCCACTTCACGGCGGCGCAGGAAGTCAATAAAATTCTTTTGGTCGAAAGTAACGCCATTGGTCAGGATGCGCTCCCATTCTTTGTATTGCAGGGAATTTTTGAAGTTATATGTTATACGGTCCTGATCGCGATCCATTATCTTATCATTTAAGATAGCTTTAAATCCTTTTTCATCGTAAGCAATAACGCAGTTTTCCTGGACACCTTTGCTTTTTACGAGAGTAATTAGGCTGTCAGTAGAATTGGCAGTGTACTGGAAACCATCGTACTGGTATATTGGGATGGCTTGACCATGCCGAATGTTAATGGTATCACCCAATGGGGTAATGTTGATCTGCTGTTCTTGGTTATTCATTTTTACTTCCTCCCTCTGTTCCATTAAATAGATTTACTAACTTAGGCTTTTCAATCGGTGCATCGGTTTTTAACCTGTTGTCACCGGTTACCTGACAAATACTTGCCTTGCTGATCGCAGGGAATTTAGGTGTTAACCGATAAGACGTGGTAATCATGGTGTCAGTGTTATCTACCCGCTTAAAGTCGATGCCGATAGATATGGACGCCTTTTGGCCGTGCTTGAGTTGAGACAACAGAGCAGGTATGAGCTGTTGAAACTGCTCTTCCATAGCTCCCCCGCCCAGGGTCGATAGGCTCAGATTTACTTCTGACATAAAATTTTTCTCCCCCTCATGTATATAATTAAATTGGTACGCATAACATATAATGGGATAGTCTGCCATTGGAAATGCTTAAAAAAATTTGTCACCGGGCTTCGAATTGGCTATTCGCTTAGCAAGAAGTGCCACAACAACATCATCCGGCATGTCATCAAGTAGAGCATCGATAATAAAAAACATTGAACGAGCACCAGCAAACACTCTACCCTGGCTAGCAGTTTCAGTATCAACCATCACAACCAATCCATTAGTCCCATCAAAACTTTCAACATATTTATGGTCATTAACTTCTATGACTACTTGTACTGTTTTCTTGGCATCACCAATCTGCTTTTGAGTAGCATCTTTTTCAAGTACACCTGTATACAATGGGTATCACCTCTCAATCTTTTAATAACCGTTTAACAGCCTCGTGCTGCTCTTTCATATTCAATTGCCGGTCTATTGCCGGATTAAATCTAAGCTCTGTCTGATACTGGCCTATCACTCGTTTGTGCTGACATATTGGACCGTACCCGCGCTGAACTGATTCATCATCTTTGAGCAGACGTCCGCAAATTTTACAACGTGCCATAACAGAGTAATTTATGCCGCAGCCTGTGTATTTCCAAGCTCCCAATAGCAGTAGGCCATGCCAGCTGCATTAAGTTGAGCGAAGTCAAGAAAGATGAACGCCATTTTTCTGAGGTCTTCCGGAGTAACAGAGGCCACCCTACTGATACAATTAGCGGCATGCTGGTACCCTTTGCGGTACTCTTCATTCTCTGCCATGAGCTGAGCATGCTTTTTAGGATCAAAAGCAGTTTCCATTTTAATCCCCTCCTATAATCCAAGTGCTTGCATAGTTGCAGGACCAATAAGCCCATCAACAACAAGACCTTTATCTGCTTGGAACTTACGAACAGCGTCCATGGTTGCAGGGCCATACAGTCCATCAACCGCCCCGCAATCGAAGCCAAGAGATGCCAGTTTCTTCTGGATAGCTTGCACTTCTGTATCCGGTACTGATGATATTGCAGTAAAAGGAGCTATGTATCTACTCCATTTCCCGCCTCGTTTTCCTCTTGCATCAGCATCAACTGAGGATATAGTCGCGGCAAACACCGCTATTAAGGCAAACACGAATAACTTTTTCAATTGTCATGCCCTCCTATTTGACTGCTAAAGCACAGGCATGGTACAATAGCAGTAACGTTATATTTTACTTAACTGCTCTCACATGGGCAGTTTTTTCTTTTATAGGAGCAAATAGTACTGATAGCGCCCCGCCGATCAGCTCAGTTAATTCTTTTCTAACTGCAAACCAACTCTTTTCTTCGCGCTTGTCCACTCTCCCATCACACGCGACTGCAATCATATCCTGGCTGACCGAATGAGTGTCAGCCATTTCTTTTTGTAGTACTAAAACGCTTGACGGCAAGTCTCTTAGCTCGATGTCAGGGAGGTATTCCCGCCCCACTGGGTCATTAGTCTTAAGATGTTGGTAAGCTAGCCAAGGCGTGTTATAGACTTCGATCATCCGCAAAACTGCTTCTGATGGTGGTATCGTCGCTGATCGTTCATAAGCCCGGAGAGATTCTACGCTGATATGTAGTAGCTCGGCTGCTCGTTCGCCGGTTAAATCGGTATTAAATCTAGCACTTTGGTATATGGTTTTGCCCTCTCTCTGCATGGTGTTTCACCCCCTTTCACGGTACAATGAAACTGTAATCGGGATACTTACTCTCCCCTCATCGCCTGCCGACCCCGGTAGGCTATTTTTTTTATACTGCCAGCGCGACAATTAATAGGACTATCAATATCAACAGCCTGGCAGGACTCCACTCTACTGGTTCGTTATCAATATCATTGCGCCAGCGAATGCTTTGAATCTGGTGGCGGTCAGTCGATGGTTTCATTTGGTACCTCGCTAGTTATACAGAAAAACTCAACACCCATAATGAACTTGCTTAATTGGTATGGGTATTGCTCACATTGTCGGCGACTTACTACGATATCGCCTGGAATATCCTTAAACTCTTTATCACGGAATTGAACTTTTACTGCTCTCTCATCATTTGCAGAGATGTGCAATGCTCCCATATCAACTAGTTGGTTAGTCACCATGGATAAGACACAGGAAACTTGCTCAACTTTCATGATCTATGCCCCCTTCTGTACTTTAAGGTATGGCCGCTTACACGTCGGCCGGTCATGCACATCAACCGCCTTTTGCGTTACTTCATCAAACATCTTGCATTCAGTACCTGCTTTGATTTTGTCATGACAGGTTGCACAAGTTTTAAGACGCTTTGCCAAGTTGTCACCCCGCCTTTTTCTTAGTAGCTGGTTCGGACGCTTTATTGAGTTCAGATTCTCGATATTTATCAGCCTCTATTGTTGCCGCTACTGCTGATTGCATCTTTTCCATAAGCTTTGCCCACTCACGCGGAACATCATCATGGGTTAACCCAAGCTTTGCCAAATAGATTTTTTGCTTCTCGTACTCTGTTAGCGGCTTCGCGGGAGCCTGTTTCAGTTTTGGCATCGATAAGCACCTCACAGAATTTTATTTGGATTGACTGCTGTTCGGATTTGCATTAGTAAGTTTACGTCCGTCAATTGGTGACGCCACTTTGGCGCTACTTTGACGCCACTTTTGCACCACTTTTGCGTGATTGGTATATTCAAGCAAATCGGTCATAAGGAGGTCCTACTGTGCCGTCTGACCTGCCGCGCGTACCACTACGGATAGATGAAGATTCAAAGCTAAAGCTTGAATATATCGCTTTTAAAAACGGACGGTCTCTAAACCGCGAAACCAAGCAACTTATAATGCGTTACATAGATCAATTTGAGAAGAGCCATGGAAAAATCAATCTAGATGCTTACTGCGATTACTTACAGAGACGCATTGTTGCCGAAAACAGCAATTGCTTTATGAGGGAAAGGTGTAAGTGTAACGATTGTCGGCAACGTGGCGGTAGCCATATGTACTTACGAAACCGCTAAGAATTGGTATCTTAAATTCAGTATTTTTATCTCTGCGTACAAAAAATTATTGGTTTTGGTTGCCGCGATGCAGGCGGCTGTACAGGCTCTGATTGTACTTTTACCGGTGGGACTAAAAGCTATTTAGAAGAATAGTTCTTTATGACTCCACTTCGACTGTTCTCTTCATCAATCTCTTCAAGGGTAAGACGTACAAATTTGTCTCCTTTGAGCCCAATTTCTTCTGCAGCATCGTCAATAAAATACCCTGGAGTGCAAATCCCTTCTTTAGTGCCAATCCAAATATCATTATCATAGTTTATTAATCTGCCCTCGATAATGAGGCACTTCTTAATTTTCAAAGTTTCACCCCCTATCTAGCCCGGTGTAAGGTATACTGTAGTTGCGCCCAGGATAAAAGGAGTTAATAAATGGCAACACCATCAGAAATAACCCGCGATATTGTAGTTGCTTTAATACAAAGCGGAAGCATTGCAAGACCACCAATTGATAACGAATCTGTCACTTCTTTATCAGAGAGTAATCAGTGCATGGTTACCGAAATAAATAAAATTTTCAACTTGATTTATCAAAACATTAAAGATTTATCAGATAAGAAATAAGTAAGCTGCTTTAAAATGTAGAGCGTAAATTTAATAACATCTGGGCGTTCTCTCTTAACTCCTTTAATAAAATTGGGTCAACCAACGGTAGTTTGCTTTGAACAGTTTTAACCACTTCTAAGTTCAATTTTGCAAACTCGTTAATAAATGCATCAACGGTTTTTCTTGTTGCTTCATCCATGTTTATCCCTCCCCTTAGTGCGCACGTTGTGCGCGGATCTAATCAAATTGATTAAATCTTTTTCGTTCAATGAACGCAATGCGGTTATTTGAGGTTCAATTGTTACTTCAATCGGCTGAACCGAAACTAGTCCTTTCAGTTCAGCCACTTCTTTTTCAAGAAGCGCTATGCGTTGTTTAGTTTTCAAGCATCTCACCTCCCTCACCCTGTTTTCGGCAGTGTTGCCGCTTGTTGGTCTGAGCCGTCTATTAGTTCGGCTATGGTTACATCTAGGGCTGTGGCTAGTTTTATAAGATTGTCCAATCCTGGCTTTTTCTTCTTTAGCTCGTATGATGATAACAAGCCTTGAGAAACTCCGGAAATCTTTGCGAGACGATATTGAGAAAGATTTTTAGCTTCTCTGATATTTTTTAAATTCATTTAAATTCACCTCCGTTGAAGTTACTTGGCCGTTAATGCAACCCTTATACATAATATAGTCTTTTGGGACTATACTGTCAAGTCCTTAAGGACTATATTTTAAAAAATATTTTCTTGTGCTACAATCTCTTTAGGGATATATTGAAAGCGGGGCGATTGAGCTGGATGACTTTGCGGTTTGGCTTAAAAAATATATGGAAGATAACAATATTTCTCAATACGCATTAGGGAAGAATGGTGTTTCTCAATCAACTATCAACGGAATATTGAGCAAGGGGAAAAGCCCAACACAACGCACTATTAAAAAAATATATAAAGCCCTTGGGGTAACTGCGCCTGAATCTATCGACAATAAAAAAGAGGTAGCCGAATGGCTACCACTTGTGTTAGAAGAAATGGACAATTTAGATGATTTAACCGAAAAAGAAAAAGTGACTCGCAATAGTATAAAAAACATGACATCAAACGAACAGAGAGAAAGTTTTTTATTTTTTTACGAAAAGTATCAAAAGTTATCTATTGAGCATCGCCAAGCTCTTGATTTAATAGTAAAGTCCCTTCCTTCTTCTGATTCTGATAAGTAATATCTTGAATCCATAATCTTGCTAGTAAACGTGCATATTCTCTATCCTTGGCAATATCGTCCGGACTTTCCTTTATTGCGGTATTGTCTTTCTTACTTGCCACGTAAACTCCCCCAATCGAATCCCAATAATTCTACATATAATCATAAAATAAAAACTACCTAAAAAAGTAACACATTTGTCAAAAACACAAAAATAATTAAAAATGTATAAAGTGAGGTGCAACCAATGAAACCTACCCCGAGAAAACACACACGCACTTCCCACGGAACCAACACACCTAGACCTAGAAGATTAGGCGTATTGGTCAAAAACGACGAATTCTATTCAAACGAGGATATAGCTGCCATTAACAAAGGAACAGAACAAATTAAAAACGGAGAATGCGTGTCTCATGCCGAACTCAAGCGATTGTTCGGCATATAATATATCTTGGTCTAAGCAAGCATTAAACTACTTGCAACGACTAGATAAGCCTACCATAAAACGAATTATTGATCATGTGGAATGGCTAGCCGAAGATCCCAAGGCGCCTACACTAGACATCAAGCCCCTAACTGGTATACCAGGACATTTCCGCCTGCGCGTAGGGAAATTCCGCGTAATTTATACCATTGATAACGAAATTAGACTCGTTTCGGTATCGCACGTACTGCCTCGTGGCGAAGTATATAAAAATATATAAGCGAGGTGATAACTATTACTAATGAAGATTTTCAAAAAAATCGTGCTTGAAAAACTGTCTAATTTAGAATACGGACAAACGGAAATATTAAGTGAAATTAAAAGTCTTAAGCAGGCTGACCAGGCCCTGCTAGATTTAGTTGAAAAAACATACCGTAAAACCGAACAAATAGAATCAAAACTCGATCATCACGCAAACATGCTTGATGTGTTGGCTACTAGGACAACTCATCAAGAGGCGGAAATCAAAGGGCTAAAGATTGCCAAGTAAACAACATTTTTTGCGAATCGGACAGAAACGTCCAACCAAACTCAGCACAAGACTTTCTGTAAACATGTCACATGGTTACCTCCCTTGGTTGTACAATTCTTCCGGCCTGACCCCTAGGGATTTTGCTAGTTTTTCCTCTTGATCAATTGTCAACATTGTTTTTGTTCCGCGCACTAAGGCGTTGATTGTTGGCAAAGCTATACCCGTATCTCTTGCAAGCCAGCGTTGTGATTTTCCTGTTTGTTTCAATAGTATTGCGACTCTTAGTATGAATACCGCCCTCCGGTGGAACAGCCCAGAGGCGGCTGACTCGCTTGCTACAAGAGTCAGTCCAAAAGTAGAGTAATATTGGCTAACACTTGAGGTTTCTCCTGCATTTGAAATTGTATACACTGCGACGTATTATTGTTGTATTTATTAAATTGCGATATTGATCGACATTTGTTTACAGTTTATTGTAACATAACAGTGTCGAAACCTAGATAAAGTGGCGCCACCTTAAAGTTAAATAATATTGAGCCTTATTATTTACTACTACAAATACGCAGCAAAAAACACAGCACTGATTTGGAGGCTGTGTTTTTATTTTTTATGTTGATCCAATATACGGATTAGCCGGACAGATGGGAGGTAATAGAAAAGTATGAATCCTGAGTTAACAACATTAAGCATATATGAAATGATTACTAAAATTATAAGCACCAATAGAGAATTACCAATAGAAATTAAAATTTCAGATTTAACATCTTACTCACTGGTTTCATTTTATGATTTTGGCTCATTAAGGATTAAATGTGGAAAAAAAGCGACATATATACTGCTTGCAGAGCCTTATAATTTTTTCCTAGATGATTATCCAGCTCTAATAACAAGCCAACTTAAATCTGAAGCTCCGTGGACAAGAATACTAATCAGTTCTACCAATGACATATTTAATTTACAGTCATTAATTCTAGAGATTTACGATAAAGCATTTTTTTTGGGAGTTTCTGAGTTTTTCGGGTGTTGCTCACGCTATGTTCAATGCTCAGATAATTTAAAATGTGTTCAGCCTGACACTAAACTAGCAAAAGGTTGTATGTATGGTAGGCATTTAAAAAAAGGAAAAGTATTTTATGGTAAAAACAAGAATACTTAATGTGTCCGGGAGGCGTTTACATGAATTTCGTCGCAATTGATTTTGAAACAGCAAATCGTGATCCTGCAAGTGCTTGCTCACTCGGATTAATAGTAGTAAAAGATGGTGTTATTACGGAGCAGAAACAATGGCTAATTCAGCCACCAAACCTTTCTTTTGATTATCGACACATAAAGATACACGGCATCACGCCTGAATTAGTTAAAGATGCTCCTACTTTTGACTTGATATGGGAAGATATAAAATCTTGCATAGATAATCAAGTAATAGTTGCACATAATGCACCCTTTGATGTTAATGTATTGCATAATGCTGCCGCCGCTTATAGCCTAAAACTTCCATCATTTAAATCTTTATGTACTGTTGAGTTATCTAGAAGAGCTTGGCCAGAGCTAAAAAACCATCAGCTTTCAACGGTAGCGGGCTCACTCGGGCTTGACTTAGATCACCATAACTCGAAATCAGATGCTTTAGTATGCGCTAACATAGTTATGAGTGCCTGCGGCTACTTAAACATAAAACAGATTTGTGATTGCTTTAATTACTTAGATATGCAGTCTGACGTAGAGACCTTTAAATATGACCGCGACTTCTGGGATGAGCAAGGATTTGAGATACACACTACTGAAGATCAAGTAAAGCGTCAGAAGAGTGCATCCAAAGTTTCATTAGAATCAATTAATACCGAAAGCAAGATTGCAGTGATCAATGGATATAACGTTACTTTAGAATCTTGTACTTGCCGTGATTTTTCGATACGGCGACTTCCGTGCAAACATATGTATAAACTGGCTCAGGATTTGAAGGTTTTCGATATGTCAAAACTACAACAAAAATCGGCAGAAAATATAGAAAGCACTGCCTGCACAATAAAAATAAACATAAATATGGACGATATAATTTACAATGTTATAAATGATCATACTGACAAATTATTATCTGGCAAGATCCAAAAGGATGAATTTATAGCTGGCATTCTGCGTCTAGTATCCGGAATGAAAACCTAAGAAAGAATTTAACGTTATTGGAGGATTTATTTTATGATTATCCCAGAAACATTTACTGAGTTTCAGTCAGAAGGCGAATATAATAAATTTATATCAATCTTCGATTTCTCTAAGAAAAATATTGCTAGTAACCGATTTGCTTATAAAGGATATTATTCAGACAAAGATTTGGCGTGTTCGATTGTTGGTCATACAGCTTCACAGACATTGGTTATAAAATTTCAAGATACCGAACAATTGCATTGTATTAATGGCTTCTACTTAAAAGATATGCAAAAGACCGATTTTAACGCAAAAGAAATCAATAATATATGAGACTAATGACAATGTATTGTTAATGGATTTACCGTAATTTCGGTAATTACTGGTATTAGTTTTAAATTAATCAGGAGACCGTGCTATGAAAAACATACGTAAAAAACAACCATCCATAATCGAAGTACATAAAAAAGTAGCTATTTACATCAGGGTATCCACTCATCACCAAATTGACCGCGACTCCCTGCCTTTTCAGCGCCAAGAACTTGAAAATTACTGTCGTTACCTTCTCAACGTTACCGACTTTGAGATATTTGAGGATGCCGGTTACAGTGCCAAAAACACAGACAGGCCAAAATTCCAGGAAATGATGACACGGATCCGCGCCGGCGAGTTTACTCACCTACTTGTTTGGAAGTTAGACCGCATTAGCCGCAACCTCAAAGATTTTACGGAAATGTGGGAAGAACTAAAGGATTACAACGTAACCTTCATCTCAAAAATGGAACAGTTTGATACTTCAACAGCTATGGGCGAAGCTATGTTAAAAATTACGCTGGTATTTGCTGAGCTAGAGCGGAAACTTACAGGAGAAAGAGTTTTCAGTATCATGCTGGATCGGGCTCAGAAAGGCAAATGGAATGGTGCCAGAGTCCCCCTAGGTTATGACTGGGACAATGAGAATAAGCAAGTCGTAATTAACCAGGCAGAAGCAACATTAGTCCAACAGGTATTTGATAAGTATGAAGAGTTTGGTTCGTCCGCAAAAGTAGCCATATGGCTCAAGGAGAACTGCAAGCAAACGAAACGTGGCGGGGATTGGTATCCTAAAGGCGTAAATGACATTTTGCGCAATCCTATCTATACCGGCACGTTGCGCTGGAATTACCGCGTTGGCGGCCGGGGAACGTATAAGCCTGATGATGAGGTTATTACAGTAGAAAACGCAGTGCCCACCTTCATAGCCAGCGAGCAATACGAGCGAGTGCAGCTGATGCTGGACGACAACTTTAAAGGACAGCGCAGCAATCGCTTTAAAAAGCACATACACGTGTTATCGGGGCTTATCAAATGCGGGTATTGCGATAGACCGTATCTTTGTAATTTAGCAACCAGGCCGCATAAATATGATTACCTACCTACTTACTACCGGTGTGCCCAAAGTCTGCAGTCCCGGTCATGCACTAATAAAGCAATGCCAGGGCTGCAAATAGAGCCGTTTGTGCTGGGTTATATCCGCGCCTACATGATTGCCTCACAAAAACGCAAAAACATCGACAGAGAGCTTCTTTTGGCGTTTAATCATGAAGATATTATGTATATTGATGTTTCGCAAACCGCACATGCGGAAGTATTGTCTGCAATAGCAGAAACAGCCGCAACAACAACTACTCAAGTTGAAGATGATAAGCTAGCTGAATTAAAGCAGCAAAAGCATAGAACCGAGCAAGCCATTTCGAGATTAGACGATGCTTACTATTTTGCCGACGACATGGATACAATGACTAAGGGTGAATACCTGGTTAAACGGTCAAATTTTGTTCAGCGACTAAACCAGATAGATAAACAAATTACAAGTCTGGCTTCCATGACTAATAAACCTACCGTGAATAATATTGATCTAACTAGGCAATTCATTTTATACCAAGGATTATTCTCGGCAGAAAACCTCCGTGAAGCCCTCCCGTTCATTGATAGAGAATTAGCTCAAAAATGCGTTCAAGAAGTTATCTCGGAAATTACCGTTATGGATGGCCGAGTAACACAAATACAGCTTAGAAATGGGCAAGTACACAAATTCATCTATAAAAGCGTAATAGCCACTCCCTAA